CTAATTGCCCCAATGCTCCGTACATTGTACTCATCAACGTGGCAGAGCGCATCAATAGCCGCCTGTCTGCTGATTAAATCATCCATCGCTTCTCCTTTCTGTCTCATGCCTATTCAGCTTATCCATGATCCTGTAATATTCACTGTCCGTCAGTACGTTCCACATCCACATCATCAACATGGCATCTGCACAATCACGGTAGTCGATTGGTTTGACTTCGGGCTGTGCAGGTGGCAACTCTTCCAAAACCCATTCCGCAGTTTTAAGACAGATTTTTTTGTCGGGATCTCGTTCATCGAACAAGTACGTCTGACACTTGCGCAATTCTTCCATCGCCGCCTGTCTGCTGATATAATCGCACGAGTGCGTTTTTCGTGTGTTTTCCGTGCGTTTTTCCGGCTGTACGGATGGCATATTTGTCAATTCTATAACAGCTTGTCTCTGCATCCTCTTCATCCCGTGACATTCATCCGAATTCACGCAAACAGACATACTGGATGTAATATGCTCTACTGCGTCAATCGCATCATTCCGTCTGATAAGGTCTGTCTTTTTCGTGGATTCACGAATATCATCCTTTTTGCTGACATCAGCAAAATGCTCCATCTTCTCCTGCATCGCATCCACCGCAATATCCATCGCCCAAGGATCAATATCTAAGCTTGTCTTGATGTGATCGATGGCACTTTGGATGCGGTCAATATCATGCTCGGTCATACCTTCACCTCCGTATCAATCACCTGTCCGCATATGAGGCATCTGCATTCAATGACCCTCTTCTCCATCGTCCCGAACGCTCCTGCCTTATACTCAAGAGATGACGTTACGCTCGTACCGCAATTCGGACAAACCCATGTCTTCGGGTAGATTCGCCCAAGCAGTTTCGGCTTCTTTGGTATCTCCTTGTCGAGCATTTTGATTGCCACCTCGATCGCTTCCTCCGTCCTCTCCCTGTCAGCATCACTACCAAGCCATGCCGCATTGTGTAGGATTTCGATTGCTTCCTGTGCGGTCATGTGTATTCCTCCTCTCAGTAATCGACAGCCTCTTGTCGGTTTATAAAGAAGTGTATCCCCGAACTACATTCATTCCATCTGTCCTCGCAGAAGTTATCGACAGAAACAATCTCACCAACCTTATATACGAAATTGCTATCATAGTTTGATTTAACTTCAACTACATCTGCCTTCGAGCCATCAATATTCTGGATCTCAAGCGCCCTTGCTTTGTCGCACCTGCACTTTCTACCAGTAGCAGACAGACGTTTCGCATCCTCTGGAATTTCAAGAACTACGATTTTTCCAGATGCTTTCTTGAATCCGATGAAGATGCCAAAATCGGGGCAAGCATATGGAATGAACGGCACGTTCTCAGCGTCACGCAGGTTAGCACCACGCAGGTTAGCACCACGCAGGTCAGCGTCACGCAGGTTAGCGTCACGCAGGTCAGCGTCACGCAGGTCAGCACCACACAGGTAAGCACCACACAGGTAAGCACCACGCAGGTTAGCACCACGCAGGTCAGCACCACACAGGTAAGCACCACGCAGGTCAGCGTCACGCAGGTCAGCTTTCATATCTTCCCAACCATCGCAATCTTCGTTCAACCAATGCTTATGATTCTCAAGGACATTGTCCAGTTCTTCTCTTGTCATGTGTCCACCTCCTCACGGTAATTCACCTCGATAATGGGACACCACTCAGGGCGTCCGTCAAACGGTATCGGCTTATAATGTTCTGACAGAATCCTGCCAATAACCATGCATCGTGTCCTGCCTATATCAGATTCATATCCCAACATCGGACATATACGGCAATCAGAAGGAATCGTCATGTATTTAATAAACACTCCCATGTGGGTCACCTCCTTACCCCATTAGTCCAATCGCTATGTTGAGGACCGTTGCAAATGCCGTTATTGTCAACGTAAATGCGTCCCTCTGATTCACGCTGTTGATTACGAAGCACATTCCGCAGAATACACCAACAGCAAAGTTGACTGGCTTCTTTATCATGCGTCCACCTCCTTTAATTCTGCTTTGGCTTTGTTCCATAAATCGGTTGATTGATACTCATAACAGTAAGCACCCGTCTTTCTTCCGCACCTGTCACACTCTAGCCATGTCCATTTGAGGCTTCCGTCTTCGTGATGCTCATTTTTGTATCTGTTTTCGCCTTCGCCGACCTTGAAATTGATTTGTTTTCTGACAGCGTTACCGCCACAATACGGACATGGTTTCGGCTGTTTGAGGTTGTCCATGTTTACCGCTGATTTATTTCTCTTGAAGTTGCTTAAGCACTTCGGACAAATCCACAGGCTGTGTTCGTGCGATTGAAGGTTTTTACAGATTTTCTTTGTTCTTCCGTTTTTGTAATCTCTTGTGATATATCTGATTTCCAGTTTTGCGCCTGTTCCGTGACAGACACTGCAAACACAGTTATCTTGTTCAAGGTATCGCACATGGAAATCGTTGTCGGAACGCTTGTATTCGGCTCCGTATCTGTCCGTACCTTGTTCGGTCATGCGTCCACCTCCTTCCCAAAATCGCTCGGTCTCAAGTAGTCCTTGCTTGCCCTACTGCACTTAGCACAGGGCATCTCCCATTCGTCTCTGCCGAAGAAAGCACATTTACTGCAAGCATCGGCTTTGTCCTTTTCTATGATTGCTTCAAGGACTTGCATGATATCCTGTTTCGTCATGCCTTCAGCACCTCCTTCATCACCCTCACCATATCGAGGATTCCTTTGACCTGAGCGACCACCAAGAGCAGCTCCGCTTGGTCATTTCTGTACTCCTCGGGGATGTCGATTACTTCCTCGATCATCCGCAGTGCGTTGTAATCGATGTTGTCAGTTGTGATTCTCATTCGGTCACCTCCTTGTACTTCGCAAGCAAGTCCATGACCTCCTGCAAGGACTTTGCTCCCATGTTCCGCATCTTCCGCAACTCATCCTCCGACAATCCAAGCACATCATCAACCGTCCGATAGCCTGCCCTTAGAAGCACCGTGCTGGCTCTGACAGACAATCCGCAGTCACGCAGGCCAACGTTCGGGTCTTTCCGATCGAGCGCCTCCTGGATTTCCTGCTGCTCTTTCAGCAGTTCCGCAATCTTGGCTCCACAGATTCTGTCCGGAGCATCAAAGTCAATGGAACAGTACACATGATTCCTGTCTGGCATCTTCACGTTGGTGATGCGGATATACTCGCCTTTGTCATGATAATCGGGAGTGCAAGCGCATCGGAATCCGTACTTGTCTCTCGCTTCGTGCATGATGTCATACCAGGTATTTCTCCATATGACATCCGCCTCTTCTCTTGCATACTGTGCAAGGTACTTCCAGTTGTAGTCTCCATCAAATTCAAACTTTGGAATCTTCTGATTGATGGCACTCTGTATGTCCTTCCGTATCATTTCCCGATATGACCGTCTCCGTTGTGGTTCGGTCATTGGAATGTCATCTACTGGCTTAATCATCACTTTCTCCTCTCATTGCTCACAACTACCGTCCTACGTTGGTAGTTTTTGATTCAATCATCTTCAATGAATACTTCTTCCACCTCATCATTTAAAATCGTTTCCTTTGGTCTATGCCCACTCCTCAGATGATGCAAAGGGCATTCCGTGACCGGACACTCTCTGACCTCTTGGAAACTTCCGTTCGAACAGTCCAAGCACTTTGCTCGAATTGCCTTCATCGGTGTCAATTTCTTCCCTGTCATCCTTCGCTCCTTTCCATGGTCCTCTCAAAAGCCTCCATACACTCCTCACACTTGCCACCGCTCCACAGGATCGGGCATAACAGGTATCCATCCTGGAACCGCTCCACCACTGCCCACAGGCAATCCTCCAAGTGGCTCGGGCCGTGATCGATGCCGTCTGATGTGGTGGTCATGCGAATGCCACCTGTCCGTTGGTCTGCTCGTATATCATTGGATTCGGTCTGCGTTCCCCAACCTTCAGATACGGACAATTCGCTTCTACCAGTACCTTCGCCATAATCGGAACCACACTGTTCCCGATCCGCTTCACCTGTTCCGACCTCGGATACTTCCGCCATTTGTAATCCCTTTCGATGATGTAGTCTTTTGGGAACCCTTGCATGACCTTCAGCTCCTCAGGATTCAGCATCCGCAGAAAAATATCTGTGATCGCATACTTGGAACTCTCTACAGTGACAAGGCCGAACCTGTCTTTTGTTGTGATGGTGGCGAGCGGATCATTCAGATCTTGTCCGCATCCGACTCCGTAATACTTGATCAGGAACGCACTCACCAGTCCGAAGTGTCCTGGGCTTGTGGTTATTGTATGCAGTGGCTCCTCGCAACTCTGCCCGATACCTGACTTGTAGAACTTCGTGATAAAAGCAGATACAAGTCCATACATGTTGGAAGTGTCGATTGTCTTGATTGGCTCCGTAAGCAGCTGGCCCCTGGAATCGCCTTCCTTCTGTTCTCCGTGATACTGGATCAGAAATGCGAGAGCCTGTTTGTCTTTCACGATGTACGGCTCAGGATTCTCCACAATATACTTCCGTATTCCGTTTGCAATCCTCTTCTGCGTTGCTTCTGCAAGTGGTTTCTTCCGGTCAAAGATTGAAAGACCAAGATCAGACCAGTCGATATAATCTCCGCACTGCAACCATCTCGGATCCTTATCCTTGAACCGTGTTTGCTCAGGCCATATGATGTCCCGACCATCTCGTCTGAATATCGCATACCATCTCTTCCGTGTTGTCGGTGCTCCGTAGTCTGCCGCTACAAGCTCCCTGCTTTCGAAGATGTATCCAAGAGATTTCATCGCAGTGATGAATTTCCGATAGTCCTCTCCGGCTCGCTCCCTTATTGGCCTGCCAGTATCATCGAGCGGCCCCCATTGCTGTATCTCTTCCACGTTCTCCATGATGATCACATCCGGCAGTATCTTCCTTGCGTGCTTGAATACTGCCCATGGAAGAATCCGCAGGCCTTGCTTTCGTGGCTGTCCACCCTTGGCCTTGCTGTGACTTGTACAGTCAGGAGATGCCCACATCAGATCAACGTGATCACTTCCGACATATTTCTGCAAATCGACTTTGAAGATATCTTCCGTCAGATGCAGTGTGTTCGGATGATTAGTCTTGTGCATGAGTATTGCTTGCGGATCATGATTGACGGCAATGTCGACAGGTCTGCCAAGTGCCATTTCAATTCCGACAGAAGCACCACCTCCACCTGCAAATGCATCTATAATCATCGCTCCTCCTCAGATAGTGTCTTCTCTCTCCGGCTTCACCATTTTTCCTCAACAATCGTCAGACCATAGTCTCTTGCGATTTCGTGTTCGATCCGGCATCCCCGGCTGTTCTTCCAGCCTTCGCACATATAAACCACATCTGCCTCCGCAATCTTCTCAATAGATTTCGCCAGAAGAAGGATCGCGCCCCGTGAATTCCAGGTATCGATTTTAACTGCATCATCCTTGAAATACGATTCAACGATCTCGATCGGCGCCTTGCAAAGGTTGTGGATGTTCTCGATAGCTGCCTGTCTCTGTCCTCTGATTTCCTGCTCGGTTTTGCCATTCATCGGCTGTGAAATAAATACTTTCATGTTTTCTCCTCTCGTTATAAAAAATAATTGATAATCATATTCAGATATAATCAGTTATAGTCATTTGCCCAGGTATGTCCTCAGCTTGCTTACTCTTCTCTTCTTCCATTCGTTTCTTCTTGTATTCGTTGTACTGTTTTCGGTATTCGTAGCTTTTACCAAAGATATTCCAAGCTGCCTTAACAACGTTCGGTTCATACGGTCTAATCAGTTCCAGATCGTCCGTGGCCTTATAAGATATCGGGCATCCGCAGCAACCTGTTCTCGTTAATCCATATACTTCGTATGCGTCCGAATATCTGATTCCGTATCGCTCCTTGTACCATGCCTTATCCTTGTCGGAAACGTAATACAGAGGACGAAGTCGGTACTGGCCACTCGCTGTCTCAGTAAAACACAGGGCAGTGTTATCCTTCCTCGGAACCGAACGCATACCACCTTCCTCTCTTCGTTCTCCAGTAATGATCATGTCATATCCCTTTTGAACTCTATGTGCCAGCTGCTTCTTGCAGTAGTCGCAGCATTTTGCACTAATCTTGAAATCCGGTGGATACTCGGCAATGAAGTCTCTCATGTATTTCGAAGAGTTGATAACAAGCTGAATGTTTGGCCTTGGGTCTCCGTCTTTGTTGCAACAGCAAAGAAAATTGATAAGCGACTCGCACTTTGGATATCGTTCTTTCAGTTCCAGTCTCTTGGCGTGTTTGTCCTCGGCCTGTTCATATTCATCTGCGATCGTAAGTGGAACTCACTTTTTCTGCCATTCGGACAAACCTCCTGACATAATCTTTGACACAAAAGGAATTCCATGAAGTCTTGAAGCTTGCACGATATTCACTTTCGGTCGATGTTCCACAATCTCTACTCCGTACTTCTCGGCTACTTCCTTAACATGGTCTTTTGTCGCTTTCATTTCCAGACCAGTGTTGAAGAATACGTACTGCACTGGTGGCAATTCAAACAGATTTCTCGTCCGCTCGATCAGGTCAATCATGATGTCACTATCTGCTCCCCCCGAATAAGAACAAACTGCGCTTGGATGTTCTTTCAGTCTCTTGGCGATAATGCTTTTGATTGCTTCAAACTTTGCCGGTGAGTCAAAATCTGCGTAATCAGGTCTGTCTGTATAAACTCTGCTATGAAATTCTTCTCTTTTCATTTTCTTGAAAGGAGTCAGGATATCCTTTTACGCTGGCCAGCGGCTCCACGCTCCTTTCTTAAAACTGTTTTATTTAATTTCCCAATGATCCTTGGCAAGTTCAATGCCGTAAAGCGTATCGTAAGCCTGAATTTTGCCGTATTCTCCCTCGAAGTGAATCCACTGCTTACCGTTCTCGTCTAAAATCCATGTCGCTTTTCCGTCCTTTTCCTCCTTGAGACCAAGCCGGAGAAGCATATTCTTCCATTCTTCATGGTCGACCAATTCGGTCTCGTCGTAGATATCTTCCGGCGCCGGATGACGGTACGTCCGTCCGAAATTCTTCTCGTTAATCTCATCGATATTGATGGTAAGCTTCATCCTGTCTTTCAGTTCCAGGACGATGTCGTACCAGTACAGCCAACCGTGATTCAAATACACGGTCAGCTTCATCAGATTGTCATATGCCCGTTGGCATCTCTTCCGCCCGAAACCGAACGTATCATGCAGGACAGACAACCATGCGACAGTTAATGTCTGATAGGTTATGTCTTTCATCTTCTGCGTCGCGTCGTTCAGTTCCTTTCGTGCCATGCTTGTATGGATTCCGGATATGCCCCTGAACCGCACCTCTTTTTCAAGCGACTCAATGCCACCTTCTTTGACAATCCGTAAAGCCAGATCCAAACCATCTTCCCTGCCGGCTTGGTAGTCCCGTATCTTAAAACTCATCATTCCCCTTTCCGCAACTTTTCTTTCCGTCGCTTTTCTTTCTTCAGGTCGTTCTCCGCTCTCCGCTTACACTCTTCCGCAACAGCATCCGACTTCAGCAACAGGTTATATGGATCTGTTTCGAAATATCGTTCGTACATCCGAATAACAGCGGAGGCCTGTTCGATGTTGTCACGTTGCACTTGCAGCTGGTCTTCGTACAGCCGAAGCAACTCCTCGGAAACAGCTTTTTTCTTGTAAGCGTTTATCAGCTGATTCGCGATGTCCTTATACACAGCTGAGACCAGTTCGATTGCATTGTCATCCGGCATCCGTTCAGGATTCAGTTCGCCGTACGGACCGCTGTCGGAAGGCTCGTCGTTTCGTTCATTCCCACGGACCACAACGATCATGGCATCTTCAACCACCGACCTATAGACCTCTGTGACTTCACGATCTCGGAAGTGCGTCCAGTTATCCAAGTCCCTGTTGTACGAGGCAAGAAGTCTGGCACACTCGGTCTTCCTTCTCTGTCCCTGTGCCGCCTTCAGCGACTTTTCCATGGCTTCCCGTTTTGTGAGCAGTGCATCATAGTATGACTGCTCAATCTTTTCCAAGGATTCATACATCTGTTCTGCATCGCCAACGAAGAAGAAGCCGCTTGTCGCTCCGGCTTTGATTCTGCCGGTTGCTGTCCGCAGGTATTCACCTAGTGTCATCCCTTACATCTCCCCTTTTATTTTTTGGCTTCCCGCAGAAGGGGCAGTACGGTGTACGACGTCTTGCAAGGTATCCGCAATCCCCGCATCTGTAGACGAGCCTGTCCTTTCCACCGCTGCTTGTCTTAATCATTGGTTTCCATTCCATCAATCAATCCCCCTTTACTTGACCTCTGGCAAGCCACGTTTCTTCCGCATCCGATTCACAAGGTTCAGCGTCATCTGATCCATGTTCTTGTTCTTGAACCTGGCTTCAATGTCATCAACCATGGTCAGAATCAATGCTGACAGATACGGGTCATGGTCGTACTTGTTCCAGATGGCAGTCGTTCTGTCCACGACGTCGTTCCAGTACTCTTGTCTGCTCTCCGGAGTGGCAACGGCTTTGCGGAGATCCCAGAAGTCCTTCATGAATGCTGATTCTATTTTCTTTCGTTCATCGCTGATCTGAGCCATCCCATCACCCCTTAATCGAATTTTGGATCCTCGCCGTCCGGCACAGGAATGAATCCGTCGGACTTGGTGTCCCATCCGTATATCTTGTTCTCCGTCGGATAGTTCCGAAGCCTCTTTGTCTCAACCTCGTACCACAGCGGGACAAACACATCCTGGGCACCACCGTCACGGTCCTTGGCGATCTCGATGACATTCGTTGACTTGTAAATCTCCTTGTCCTCTTTCCATCCGAACATCTGTCTGGACAGCCGTTGGAAGTCGCTGTTGTTCCTGTGGATGATGAAAGCATTGTCAACAGCATTGCCAAGGTCAGCTGTGCCGGAGATGTCGTCCAACCGGAGGAAGCCTTGGGCCTTTCGTGGATGCGCTACGAACAAAATATGGCAGTCCAATTTCTCGGCCATCTCATGAAGCGACCAAACGAATGCCGTCTGAGCCTCAAATTTATTGTCCGATAAACTGGATATATTAAATGCCATCAAGTTGTCAAGGATCAGCAGTTCCAGCTTGTCCTTCTCGATCTTCTCCTGGAATTTCTCTTTCACCGCCAAGAAGTCGTTCCCGTAGTCGTTGTTGTACAAGCAGAAGTTGTTGCCCATCCATTCAGCTATCAGCTTCTGATTCTCCCTGCTGACGTTGTACCAGTTCTCATACTGGGTAGGTTCGACATATCCCTTGCCGGCCGCCTGAAGGTTCAGCCATCGCATAAAGTTTCGGGATGACAGTTCGCCGGAATACACTCCAACCTTGTTGCCATTCTGACAACATTCAAGGACAAGTTGCGACAGCCATGTACTCTTGGCCGCCCCGCGGAGACCGGACAGGACACTCACTGCTCCAAGCTTCAGGCCTCTAAGCCTCTTGTCTATATCCGTCGTGCCGGTCCGAAGGAAGTGTTCTTCCTGCCTTGGTGCGTTCAGGATATCTGTAGCTGTATAGAAGACCGGCGATCCTTCCTTTGCTTTGATGTGTTTTACCTCAGCAGGGACTCTGGACTTAGCGTAGATCCGACGTTCATAGTCCTGCTGCCGACGTTCATAGGCATCCGGCTCATACAGTAACCGCACATCACGCCATCCCTTGTCCGCGCAAGAATTGTGGAAGCATCTGAAGCACAGCGCCCCTGATGACAGCTGGAAGATGACAGCATCCTTGCCCTTGTGGTTACTATCAAACGGGCAGTGATCAAGGATGTACTTCGTGCCACCGCTGAATCCCGCTTTCGTGTATCTCAGCCCGTACTTGTCAAGCCATGTCTCAAGGTCGAATTCTCTCGGACGGAAGTTGTTGTACGTCTGTGGCTTCTCTTCCTGCGGGTAGTAGGTGACCAGCTTCTCCAAGTACGTCTTGTCCGTGAATTTCAATTCTTCCGGAACCGACAGGATTCTCGACATTCGATGAGGCGCCGCGTCACTGTTGAGGCCCTTCTGTGCCCTGGTGCCGTACAGCTTACATACACGGCTCGGATTGAAGTTTTTCATGTCGACATCGATTTCTTCATCCGCGAAAAGCATATTCAAGGTCTTCAGGCATTTCTCCAACAGCTTCTTGTTTTCGTCATTGACTTTCATGTACAGCTTATACAGCAGATGGTAACCATTTCCTGAAAATCCGATGACCGGCTTTTCAAAACCGATATTCTGAAGAAAGCCTCCGATCTTGCCACATACCATCCTAGCCTTTTCGGTCTGCTCATTCGTGGCTGAAGTCTTGGTCGGCCGGCGCGGGTCAAGGTCAATCATCAACCAGTCATAACCTGTCACGTCATTGTCGCTTGTGGTTGACTCGGCATTCTTGATGAATTTATCTCTCTGCCGCCGGTTGTAACACTGGCTGTTCAATTCATTCAGCGTGATATAGACATTGCAGTCTGTATAGTCCTGGATGGCATCAAATGCTTTCCACAGGGCCTCAGCCGATCGGAAGTACCCGCTATACATCGACTTGCTGTTGTAGATCAGTCTGACTTCAAACAGCTGCCCGTCCGGCTTTAATACTTGTATGGCTTTGGCAATCTCATTGACATTCAGTATTTCACCCATCACTGCCTCCCTTCGTCAGATGTAGTGAAGTCATCAGAAGCATTCTCTTCCGGAGCGTCGTCTTTCAGCGGAAACACTCCAGTCCAGCTGTTGAATGTGGACTGGTTTAAAATCCTGACCTTCTTGTCGACATCACCATAAGCAAGATTATTAAGCTTTATCGACAACATCTTCACAGCAGTTTCAGTCATCGGTTTCTTCTTAGCCTTCCGCATCTGATAAAAATCAGCGAACGCATGAAGAAGATCGTCATCATTCGCAAAACCGTACGTCTTGGCCAATACGATGTCATGGCCCTTCAGGCCATAAGTCGACATCTGGGATGTTTCCACATTCATCTCTGACGGAGATTCTTCGTGAGTGGTAGGTTCAGAATCATCATTGTCTATATATGTGTTATTAAATGGTTCTCTAACTGTTAAAGAATCTGTACTATTATATATATTTAATGATTTCTGATTTTGGGTTAACTCGTTTCTGATTTTGGGTGAACACATTTCTGACTTTGAACAGACAGAATATCCAAGATCAGTAAGCGCATACCATTTGGTCCTGTTGTAAACAATGTTATTGAAAGTGCCTGTGACTATAAGTCCTTCTTCTTCCAGCTTACTTAATGCCCTCACAATGGTATTTCTGCTCATGTACGGAAATAATTCCGTCATGGCTTTAACGCTGTTGTACGTCCAATACCTTCCCTCATGAAAATGCTTTTCGTTTGCCCTATTCTTTTCAATCCAGAAGTAAAGGTAGTTGATGAGAACAGCACACTGAAATCCATATTTTGCGGCTATATCTACGTCAAAAGAATGAACCATTACCCATCACCACCTCCCAAAATTCTGAGGATGTACGATCCTGCCAGCGCCGGATTGCAGAAAACGAATTTCAGCGGAGCGTACTTCTTCTCCATGGTCAGACAGGCTTTCATGAGCGTTACGCCCCTGGTGGCGTTCGGATACAGCTTCCGGCCACCGCGCTTGATCCACAGTCTCGGATTCACCCAGCGGTGCAAGTCACGGGTACACTGGATGCCGTCTTTGTTTTCGACAAGCACAATCAGCTTGATGCCATTGTTCTGAGCCAGAATACATTCGTCCCGGAAGCGATCATGCTGAGGACCACAGACATTGCCACACAGTTCCTGAATGTCGAATTTACTATCGACGGCAAGGTCATAGGTGCCAAGCAGATCCATCATCTTGACTGGATTGCCCCGCTTTTCTTTTCGGGCGAACACATCAGCTATCTTGTCATTCATCAGGACATAATCTCCGACAGGGAGTCTCTGCCGGATCACCTCGATGCCATTCTGCGTCCAGAAGTCATTCTTCAGTTTGTGTTTTCCAGGCTTGTTATTGGTATCTTCCAGCAGGATCATACGAACTCACCCAACACTTTCCGGTCGAACTCATACTGCGGATAGGTGCAGTAGCCGGACCTTTTCCGCTTACCGGTCGGTTTGCCAAGCTTGTACTCACTGATGAATGCCGGCGCCCATGGGCAGTTGTTAGTATCCACGTACGCCTTTTCTGCCCGCCAGTGCGGTTCCAGCAAGCATTTTGTGATAGTTGCGATCGGACCGTCTTTTGCGTTGCACACCCTGATGCAAAGTGTGTCATCGTCGAAGTACCGGCCGACAGACAGGCGGCAATCCTCGTAGGTGCCGAATTCAGTCTTCACTGTCATCGGGATAGACATTGTCTTCACCTGCCTCTCTGTCATTCAGTTCCATGGCAATCTTCTCAAGTGCCCTTGCAATTCTGCCAAGGACACTCAGGAGATCCCGCCCGAATTTATCTGTCATATCCGCACCTCCTTAATTGAAAGGCAGTTCGTCATTGTCAATGCCATCCGGAATCGACATAAAATCATCCGTCTTGGTCTGTTCAGCTGTAGGCGGCGTTGCCTGTGCTGTCTGCTGAGATCCGGAAGCACCCTTGCTCTCCACGAACTCGACCTCTTCGCAGATAACGTCCGTGGTATATACCTTCTGTCCGTCACGGTTGGTATAGCTGCCGGTCTGGATCCTACCGACGATGCCGATCTGTGATCCTTTTTTGAACCATTTTTCGACGAATTCTGCTGTCTTGCCGAATGCTTTAATACTCGGAAAATCAGCTTCATACTGACCGTCCTTGTTTTTGAATCGACGATTTACGGCAACAGAAAAGGACGCCACTGTTGTGTTTCCGGTCCTTATTTCCGGGTCTCTTGTCAGGCGCCCAATTAAAATAACTTTATTCATTCCGTTTGCTCCTCTACAATTTTATCGTTTTTCCTTTACTCGCTACCCAGACATGGGCGTCAGGAAATTCGGTCTCGATTTCCGACAGAAACCGTGCTGGGTCAGCGTTGCTTTTACTCAGATGTATCAAGCCGATGGACTTCAGCTTCGGAGAATTCACCGACTGAATGAATCTTTTGCAAGTTTCCAGTTCCATGTGCCCTTTAACTATATGCGCGAAGTTTTCGAACTCTCTGTCGAGGTAGTCAGCACAGTAATTGCATTCCACAAGTAAGTGGTCAATGCCAATGCCCGACATATCGAATGGCACATACTCCGCATCCGTAATAAACACCAACGATCCGAACTCCCTGTGCTGAATCAGGAACCCGTCACAATCAGTCTCGTTGTGTGGAACCTGGAATGGCACTATGGTGAATTCACCCATGTGATGTCTTTTCATCCTCGGTAGGTGCATCTCCACGGGGAAGCCGTATCGTTGGTAGTCATAAAAATAACGGTGGTGATCTCTGTGATCATGGGTACACAGGCAACCTGCGACCTTTGACACTTCGAACCGGATCGTCTTCAGCATCTCCCTTGGATGCACCCCGCATTCCAGAAGTAAATACTGATCACTTGTACGGATGACATATCCATTGCCATCTGACCCGCTGTTCAAAACATCAATAAACACTGAGAATCACCACCTTAACTATCGCTGCCCTAAGAAGATTACGCTGAATTGTAGTTGTATTGAATTTTCTCGGAAATCATAGGGAATTTCTGAGACAGAATCGAAGCTACTGCTCTCTCGACTCACTCATTCTTTTGACAAAAGCTTCTTTCTGCTCCTCGGTCAATTCTCTCGCCGCCGCTGTCCTCAATCTGAGCGACACCAATCTCTTTGGGCATTCATAAAACTTGCCGACGACATCACCTTCATGTGTGGTCTGTTCGATGAATTTCCACTCATCCGGATTGTTCTTAACAAGCTTATCGAGCCTAGTCATCTCGGTCGAATCACTGGTGTAAATCCTTGCCTTGTCATCCAACCTTCCCCAGCTGATATGGGTCTCCTGCTCTTCCGCTGACGGCCTCATTCGATCACCTCCGCTTCTCCGTCGATGATGAACGGATCCGAATTCTCATTCTCGGCAATCTCTTCCTGAGAAGCCTTATAGACATCATCCATCTCCATGTAGGATGTACTGGCGATGCTATTCAGATTCTTCGGATACTTTTTGATCGCATTGTTCCGCATCTTACGGACAATCATGGCTTCCGTAGAATCAAGCCACGCCGGTGAGATATACTGTCTTGCTTCCTTGCACTTCAGCATATCGTCGACAGTTTCACACTGGCGAAGGGCATCGTAGATTTCTTCCTTCTTCGCCTTGATTTCTTCCAGCTGCTTCGGAGTAGCTTTGTACCGGCTCTCGGCAATACCGAATGTCTCGTTCATCAGATTGTTGCGGACATGGGCCATGAGGTTTACCTTCACGGAATCCCGTTCGGCGATAAGGTACTCATAGTCGCCGGAGACAAGCTTGATCGGATAGACAACACGGACCACCTTGAGAGACTTTCCCATCTTGTTCCATTCCGGCGGCGTAACATCGAATCCTCTGCGTTTTGGATACGTGAATTCATCACCTTCACATACCTCCCAGGCAGAACCAACCATAGCCACGTTCACGCCAAAATTACGGAGCAGGGTGTCATTGCCATCACCCTCGATGCCCATCTCGACTTCCTTTACCCACTTCCCGTTTATCTGCTTGTTCCGCAGCTGGAAGTAGACTTCCCTCGGAATCTTGGATGCTGAAAGCTTCAGCGACGCACATCTCTTGATGATGCCACGCAGATTTGATGTGTCGATCTGTTTCATATCTGCCTTGTCCGTATTCTGAACAAGCTGATAGATAGCGCCCATGGCATCCATGGCACATTGCTTCGACTCGTCATCGAATTCAATCATGGCCGCCTGGAAATCAGCCGAAACCTCTTTCACGGCCCAACTGTTCCACGCACCTAATGTGGTCGTTGATTTTACAATGTCATTCCCCATAAGCTACCTCCTTCTCCTGGGAAGAACGTTTCCCACATATCTACAACCTTACTGGTCTTGTTCATCAGTCGCTTTTCTGCTTCTGGATCACTGGTCACGTTGTCGCACTTAAATGACCGACAGATATCTGGCCGGATATCGTAGATCATGCACTTATCCTTCTCCTTGGTCGTGTCCAGGAATGGACAGTTCATGTTCAAAAGTGGCGACATCGAAGGAGTGACGATCTTGTGTGGCTGAATCTTTTTCTTGGCCACATACCGTCTGATCGCCTTGACCTCCTTCTTCGAAAGCGGAAGGATGCGGCTGCAGCAATCGCCACAGCCGGTGCATCTTCCATTGTCGGTGTAGTTGTATACACCGGACTTATACTCCTCCAGCATTTCCGCAAAAGAACCTGTCCGCATATTTAGTCCACCTTCCACAGGTCGTTATCTTTAAACAGGAATTTTGCTACATCTCTTTTATCGTTCTTCCATAACGGCGTATCCTCGGAAGCAATCATGATCTTCATCACCTTTTTGAATGCATCCCCCGCTGCCCTGTTGTCAGAAGAGATGTCCTCATACATCAGCTTAATTGCAGTTGCCAATTCAACGGCAATGCTGATTAACATACCTTCTGTTTGGATTTCCGCTTCATGATCCTTAACCTTGATATTAATCATACTGTCACCTCCAATTTCTCATTATCCGTAACCTTCAGCAGGATCAGCTGGCAATCCATCTCCGGCACATTGAAATCGTTCACGGATTCTGCATTATCGATGAAAACCGGTGCGGAAATGCCAAGCTTCTTCTGGAATGTTTTAATGATATCCAGGGCACAGCAGATGCGATGACCGCTGTTCATGTCACGGTACGGAACTCCGTTGTACACGATCTCGCAAGTCTCGACCAAGCCGCCGTTGATTTGCTGGTTGAACAGCTTAAAATTAGTCATGTCGAAGCACCCTGTGATCTTTTCCGACAGCATCTCGGACTTACGGATGCTGAAGTCTTCCAGGAGCATGACCTTCAGTTCTGTCAAGGCAATGTTCTGACCGTTTACCCGCTGCTCTTCCGTCAGTTCCTCGATTCTCGCATTCAGTTCGGCGTTCTGTTTCTTAATGCCTTCAGCTTCCATGATCCGTGTCTCACATTCGCGGATTTTCAGCTTATGACCCATGATGACGCTACGAATTTCGTCACGCGCCTTCACCTTTTCGCTGATAACGTCAATCTTTTCATTGATGCTCTTCTCTTCAAGGCACAGGTCCTGGTATTCCTTGTTGCCGGTCAGATCGGGGACGGTGCTGAAAGCTTCATACTCGGTCTCAGCTTTGCCACCGGCATTCTGAACATCGACAAGCTTCCGGAGAAGGTCCTTCTCTTCCTGCTCTGCCTCTTCTGCCATCTTCTGGACAGCATCGAGGTCTTTACGGACCCGCCAACCGGCGTTCTTGGCCGTTTCCATGTCAACATCTTTCCTGGCCTTGAATTTCTCTTCAAGGACTTTAATCTGATCCTCAGGAAGTGTCTGCCCGCAGTATTTACAAACCGTCGATTTCTCGTCGAACAACCTTGCCTTGGCTTCCTTGTACGCTTCACCTTCAGCTTTAAGCTGTTCCTGCAATGCTGAAGTCTTTGTGGCATAAATACTCTTCTTGGCACTTACGTCGGATAAAGCAATCTTCACATCCGTGATTTTCTTGCGGGCCTCCTGCATTTTTTCATACAGAACATTCCGCTCGGTCTGAAGTTTGTTTCGTTCCTCCGTCTGGATCGCATCTTTCCTGTTGATAACAGAAAGCAATTCCCTCTTCAGTTCAGCTTCGGAAGCATCCTTCTCCAGCTGATCCAGTTCCGGCTGAAGATTCTCGATCTGTTCCTCTTCCTTGGCTTTCTGTTCGATGAAAACCTTTGTGTTCGGAACATCCTGCATATGACGGGAAGTCTCGTCGATTCGCAACGGCAGTTCCTTCTGCTGTTTGTTGAGATCCCGCAGAAGCTTCTTCGCCTTCTCCTTGCTCTTCTCAGTGCCGGCCGCGAGAACATCATCTGCAATCGGTGCCCAGCGTTCAGAGTCTTCAGCGATAACATCTTCATCGCTGACATCGCCACACAATTCCAGGAGCAGCTTCTTCTTCTCCTCCCACTTCAGACTCGCAAAGTACCGCAGATCCGCGATAAGCTTAAACTTATCTTCCGGAATGATCTCGGCGATTTTCGATTTGAATTCCTTCTCGGAAAGCGGGAAACCATCGACCTCATACGAATTGACATTCCCCTCAAAAGTGGGCGCCGTACTCCCGCGGTGCTTGGTCCACTTCTGCTTCTGGACCTTCTTCAGCACCATCTTCGTGCCATCGACATCCAGTACAGCTTCGACGGAGATCTCGATATTATCGATCTCCTTGCCAGTCTCATCCACCGGACGGACTCCAAAATTCGTAGAACCGGCAGAATCTTTGCCGAACAACAGCCACAGAAAGCTGTCAATGATGGTTGTCTTACCTGTGGCGTTCGCACCGCTGATGGTTGTAGTGCTACCGAATTCGATTTTCTTAGACTTGCATCCCTTGAAGTTCTGAATCTCAATGGATTTTAAAGAAATGTTTTTCATATAATTCCTTTCTGTGCTATAATAGCTATGAGGTTATTTCCTTGCGCTCGCTCGAATCCCCAGTTCAGCGGGCGCTTTTTACATCGTCTGTTTCCAGTTCCCACGTCCAGCCGACGTGCGTATTTCGTTCCGAAACGAATTCGAAGAGCGTGTAATGCCCTGGCGCTGACGGCGCCGTACAGTAGCCGTTCGCATATCCGTTCCAGATTTTTGTTCCAGCGGGAATATGCTTCCACTGGTCAACCGTGATTTTCTGCATCTCAATACCCCCTTACTTCAGTACTCCAAATCTCGAAGCAGTTGTTTCGTCTGGAGCGAATCTTGAATTCATACTCCATCTCGTCGACCTGCTCCAGTGCTTCTTCGATCTGTTCGGCATCTTCGGCCTCAACGAAACCGTCATCGAGACAGTTATCCAACAGTCGCTGACCAGCTGCCATCATGACCAGATTTCCAAGCACCAGGATCATCACCCAAAACCACACCGGGCTGTCCAGCGCGCATCCGGAGATCATTATCCCCATGAACCCCATTGTCATTAAAAAGCCCCCTGTCTTTCTTTTCATGTTCTTCCCCTTTCATTAACCCCTATTTTTTATTGCGACTGCATTTTCTCTTCCAAATCCGTGTTCCAACATAGCTTTTTTCATTCGTACGTCCGCATGGATTGAATCCTGGGGCGATTATGATGGTTCCCAATTCGTACGTCCGCATGGATTGAATCCATACAACGTATATTACAGAACAACGTTCACTTTTTTCCCAATTCGTACGTCCGCATGAATCGAATCAGCAATGTACGAAAAATACGTTCTCGAAGCATACTTCCCAATTCATACATCCGCATGGATTGAATCGCCGATCAAAAGAGTATGTCAATTCGCGAGGTTTTCCCAATTCGTACGTCCGTATAGATCGAATCGGATTCTGTGGCTGTCCTCTACGTTTGCCGATATTCCCAATTCGTACGTTTTCACGAATCGAATCGTTGTGTTATGACGGCCGTTCGAATGTATAGACTATTCCCAATTCGTACGTTTTCACGAATCGAATCGTAGCCAAGGAAGTAGATTCTAGTCATAAATTCTTCCCAATTCGTACGTTTTCACGAATCGAATCGTAGCCAAGGAAGTAGATTCTAGTCATAAATTCTTCCCAATTCGTACGTTTTCATGAATCGAATCGGCAAAAATAGACAAGCGAACGCCCATTCTTCGACACACGTATGCGCATGATTGCCAAAGCAATAGCTACTCTTCCGTCATTGGAAATGGTTTTTCCAAATTGGATACCACTTTCTTTGGCCTATTTAAGTGCGAACCGCTCAGTGCTTTTATGCTTGCTTGACGTTCGCACCAGGTGGGGTTGGGCCTCCCACCCATATTCAGTTTTGTTAATTGGCCGCTTTGGCCTGCGCTATCGACAGTATGTTCTTCGCAGCGTTCACATCCCTGTCATGGCGCGTTCCGCATTCTGGACAAGTCCATTCCCGAATGCTCAGGTTCTTGACCTTCTTATTCTTGTACCCACAAGTACTGCACAGCTGGCTCGACGGTTCAAATCTGCCGATCTGAACTATTGGCACATGATTCCATTCAGATTTGTACTTCAATTTCTGGAGTAGATCACCCATAGCAACATCTGTAACGGAATACGCCAGGTGTTTGTTTTTCATCATCCCCTTTACCAGTAAGTCCTCGATCCCTATAAAAGAAGATTGCCTTACAATGTCCATTGCTGTTTCATGGTTGTAGTTGTTACGTCTTCTTGCTATCTTCCGCTCCAGCCTAGCTTTTTTAAGCAATGCTGATTCATAACCTTTTGACGGTACTATCTCTGCGTGTTGCTTGTGTTCTTTTCGGAATTCTATATTTGACCATCCATATCTTCTGCTTATCTTCCTGGACAGCTTTCTAATATGCCGTTTCTCCTTGCGCTTGAATTGCATATTTGGATATTTGTCACCGGCAGATGTGATAGCCAGATCCTTAATTCCAACGTCGACTCCAAGTGGTTTTGCTTCTTCTTGCGTCATGCAAGGTTTCCAAACGGTTTGAAGTCTGATTACCATCCAGTAATCTCCGCAATTATCGCGACTAACAGTCACGCCAAAAGCTTTCTTTGTGTTTCTGTAAAATTCTTCAAACGTGCTGTCTGGCTTTTCGCCATATCTCAAATCGTTCCGCCATCCTCGTATTTTTATCTTTCCGATATTTGTTATATTGACAAAAACACTTTTTGAGTCTTCCGGAAATTCAAACCCGCTTTGCAGTGTTTGAACAGTGAATGACGTTCTCGGTTTCTTGGTTGTGTAGTATTCTGGCCGCCATTTATCACATGGCAATTTTTTCTTTTCCCAACCCTTCTTGGCATCGGAAAACACTCCATAGACTGATGAAGACAACGACGATGCCGGTACTTCATTTACCAGGTCGTAATTCGCTCTCAAGTAGTCAAGCCAGGATTTCTTCATGCATTCTGAAAAATTCGGAAACCTAACAGACTCATCCTTTTTACTTGGCTTTGTTATTGACTCGTTTTCATGTACCATTTCATAACAAGTCACATTGTGCGCGATCCTAATACCCTGAAGGATTCTGTCAATTTTAAGTTGTTGCTCTTTTGATGGGTAGGCCCTACATTTCACGACGAAGTTGTCTATCTGAATGTAATTCACCACGATCATCCCCTTTTATTTCCTTTATGGTCACCTGACATTCATATCGGTCTGATATGATCTCCCCTATAACTTTCAACAACCTGTTCTTATCCATTACTCAGATAATCCAAACTTACGTGAAAATATTCAGCCACCTTCTTGAGGTTTTCAATCGTCGGTGACGATGTTTTCCACTTGGAAATAGTCGCATTTCCAAATCCCAGTTCAGCTTCAAGCTTTGGAACACTAATTCCCTTTGCCCTGCACAGTTCCACGATTTTTTCGTACATTTACTCACCTCCTGCCTGAAAAAAGTACATTCAGATTGACATTTACTAGAAAATATTCTATTATATAAGTAGACAACCTAATTCTGTTCATGACGCTTTTTCAGTTCCCCAACCGAAAGCAATTAAGTTATGTCTACTTGAATATTTTCAAGCACATCCTTATAGTACATGAACATTTTCAGTTTGTCAATACCTTTTGCGTGAAAATTTTCAAGTATTTTAAGGAGATCAGAAATGAATGTTAGAGATCGGATTAAAGAACTTGCAGAAGCTGCACACATAAGCCTTCCGAATTTGGAAAAGGCCCTTGGTTTTGGCGCTGGAACAATTACTAAATGGAAGGAGTCTACACCATCAGCTGACAAATTAGCTAAGGTCGCTGATTATTTTGATGTGACTATTGATTATTTGATTGGCAGGTCTGAGTGTAAAAACCCAATAGACCTCTCTACGCTTGAAGGGGCATATCTGTCTGTGGCAAAACAAGCACAGGAAAGCGGGATTGCACCAGAAGACATCTTGATGACACTTGAAACAATAAAAAAGTTACGCGGGGAATAACGATGAGACAACCATCTACGAAAGCAGAACTATACAAAGTGGTCCATGCTTTAAAGAGAAAACAATGCAGAGGTGAATATTCTTTTGGCGTTGACGTTGTTGACTTCACAAGAACTATTCTTAATGTCAATGTGGTTTCTTTGCCATATAAGACTAAAGGCCTTAGAGGAATGGCAATACCAGGGACACCAAATACGAAACAGGGCGACATTATCTTTCTAAACAGTGGCAGGGATACTTATGAGCAGAATTTCGATTGTGCCCATGAAATGATGCACCTGTGTCTCCACAGGGATATAAAACACGAACCTTTTGTATGCGCAGATATTGTCAAACCACAACAGAACGGATTCTTGGAATGGCAAGCAAATGAAGGTGCAGCTGAGTATTGTGTTCCCTATGCTGTATTCCTTTATTTGATTCGAGAGCGATACGACGAAATCAAAGATGCCCCTTTTGATTATTTGCAGTTCATCTACGATGATTTTGCGAACATATTCAAAGTGCCATCAATGGTGATAAAAAATAGAATGGAAAACCTCAAGTATGAAATTTACCAGTATATCGAGTTGGGGACTCCGTTGGACGAAATAGAAATTCTCTCCAATGCAGAGCAACGAAAGAGACATATTTCTGTGAATTCACTATATGACAAAGCAGTGGCCACATATGACTATTATTGGGCAAACGCATGAAGAGGTGAAGTAATGAAACGAGTAGCGCTATATATGCGAGTATCAACAGACGCACAAGCCAAAGAAGGAGACAGCATACCCGCCCAGAAGGATGCCCTGCGGAAATATGCGACCGATCGGGATGACATGATCATCGTGGACGAGTATATCGATGACGGTATCTCCGGCACGAAGCTGAATAGGGACGAATTCCAGCGGATGCTATCAGATGTGAAGAACGGACGGATAGACCTGGTACTGGTGACGAAGCTGGACCGGCTCCACAGAAGTCTGAGAAATTTTTTGAATATGCAGGATACGTTCGACCAGTATCATGTAAACTGGCTGGCAATCTGGGAACCTATGTATGACTCCTCCACGCCCCAGGGACGGATGATCATCAACACGATGATGAACCTTGCCCAGTTCGAAGCTGAGAACACTGGCCAGCGGATCAGACAGGTCTTCCGATACAAAGTCCAACAGGGTGAAGTGCTGTCTGGAAATCAACCAGTCGGATACTCGATCGTGGACAAGAAGCTAGTACCGAACGACTTGGCGCCGCAGGTCCTCGACATCTATGAGCATTACGCCAAGACAGGTAACCTTAACGAGACCCAACGATATGCCAACGTCAAGTACGGCTGGGTCAGACAAAAGCACGTCGTGAAGGATCTGTTAAGGAACCGTAAATACATTGGTGAGTTCCAGGGCAACCCGAATTACTGTGAACCGATTGTCCCACTCAACCTTTTCAACGAAGTCCAACGGCAGCTGGACATGAACATAAAGAACAGTCAGAAGCACATCTACATCTTCTCAGGCCTATTGAAATGCGGTATATGTGGACGCCGTTTAGGCGGTAATCGGAACCGTAAAATCTACAACACATATCGCTGTCCGAAGCATTTTTCCAAGTCAGAATTCTGTCCAAATTCCAAAGTTGTAAGCGAAAACGCGCTTGAAAAATACCTTATGGAAAACATAAAAGACATCATGGAAATGCGTATTTCAGACTATGAAATTGAGCAAAAAAAGGTGGTAGATAACAGCAATGCAATTAAGAAAATCGAGAAGAAAATAGGGAAATTAAAAGAGTTATATGTGAATGATTTGATAGGTTTAGAAGAGTATAAAAAGGACCGTGATGACCTCCTGGAACAGCTAGTGTCCTTGGAGCGCGGACAGCAAATGTTACCAAGAAGTTACGATATTGAGTCGCTGAAAAATCTGTTAAATATGAACATTATGGGCATCTACAACACAATGGACTCAAGTGAGAAAAGGAGATTTTGGAGAGGAATTGTCCAGTATATTATTTTCCATCCAGACGCGAAAGAAAGATATGAAATCGTATTCTATTAAGTATAGAATGTAAAAAATCGACCATTTTTTGCCTATTTTCACGTACTAAGTTACCATGTCCACACGGTTACTGATAGTTAGTACATGAATCAGAATCCCGCAAACCCGCATAAATACTGGGTTTTTCATGAAAGGGGTTGACATAATATCAACCCCTTTTTTAGTCTTAAACGCCCAGCAATTTAGCCCAGGTCCTCGCACCGCAAACGCCGTCTACCTCCAGATTCATCTTCTTCTGGAACGCTTTTAAGGCGTGATCAGTGTTGGTTCCGTCGCTCCCATCGAGGTTTAAGGTCTTGCCATCCTTGCCCTTAAAGCCGCCGACACGAAGCAATTTCTGCATCAAAAGTACGGAGGAATTCTTGTTTCCGATCCGTACGGTTTTTACCTCAAACATATAGCATCCACTCCCATCTGTAGTTCCTGTGCTGGCACTTTCATCGGCAGATTCATACCTCAGAACATAGTTCCACGGGTAGTTTCTGTACGACCGAATCAGCACTTCCTTGCCCGTCTGATCCCCAGGCTTTCCACCAGTAGCACGGCCCTTTTCATTGATGCTTGCCTCAACCTCTTTACCATTGCCACAATACATGGCAGTGTGATGGACGGAATTGAGGAGGACATCGCCACGCTTCAGTCCGGAGCCAGTTCCGACATTGACCTTGGAAGTCACGTCCTTAAAACCGCACTTCAGGAACACGGACCGCATATTGCCTGTGTAGGTAGCACCCTTGGTCTTGACAGGCACACCTGCCTGTTCCCACGCTGTAATGACAGCCGACGAGCAATCATAATCGCCCTTCTGGCCCCATCTGTAAGCCTGATCGTAACCGTGGGAGTTGTCATTAGCAAGCGCCTCCATCCATTCGATAGCTTTTTCGACAGTGGATTTCTTGGTCTCAACGACCAGCTGCTTCTTGGGAAGTGTTCCGAAGTAGTAGTCCATGTCGAGATTTTCATCGAATCCGTTTAAGCGACCACTACTTGTGTACTGCTGTATTACGCACGGATAATCCGCATCGCCGTTGTAGTCGGCAAGCCAGATGTCATACCGCTTCAGCGTATCCTGCTTATACCAATTCTTCCGGAAGTCATTGTTGGTATAGATGCCTGTCGGATATCCTGCTGCCTTAATTGCTTCACAGAAGGTCCTTGTGAACAGGTCGCACTCTGCCGGCCCCAAGGAGACACCCTTGTCTTTTGCTTTGATGACTGTATCATACTCAAAGTCTGCCCAGATAACCGTGGTCTTCGGAAGACCGGCAGCTTCGACATTCGCAATGCAGGACAGCGCCTCGTCTTTGGCTTGTTGGTTGTTCAGCGGATACATGAAGTGATATACACCTATGATCGGAGTGCCAAGCGCCCGGAAACCATTAACATGGGTCAGGAACATCTTGTCCCTGCTCTTCCGATATCCTTCACGAAGGATGACAAAATCAATCTGCTTGGCAAGTGTCGTATAGTCGAGACCTGTCTGCCATTCGGAGATATCAATACCTTTATGCTTGCTCATCTTCCTCACCAGCCTTATCGATCTTGTACTGAAGGTTGCTGATACCAAGTAAGGTACCAAGCATGGTACACACAACAGCAGATGTCTCAGCTACCTCTTTCGCCAGTGGCCAGTGCCAGGTCTTGCTGAGACCTACATAAGCGACCGTCAGTGCAGGGATGAAGACCATCACGCACCACTTGAGGATGTCATAAACCTTGGAAGAAAAAATGTTCTTCATACATATCACTCCCTTCTTATAAGAAGTCATGCTTTTCGAGGCGCTCATCGTAGTTCTTTCTTATATATGATATAGTCGCCTCGGTCTGATTGTTCTTGAAGTTTGGGTTCTGCTCGCAGTACCGATTGTAGTAAGTGGAGTCTGCTAGGCACTGATCATAGGCATCCTTGCTGTGTCTCCGGCCTTCAAGCAGTTCGTCCATAAATCTTAGAATTCTGACCCTGGCTGAGACAGCTGCCCGCTCGTCCCCTTTGGAATTTACTGCCTCGATCTTTTTGTCCAGTTCACCTATCTTGGCGTCCAGGGCGGCTATTGCTTCGAGCACTTCCTTATTTTTATCATTCTTGGCATCATGCCTAGAGATAAGGAATTGAACGAACCCGACAGCGCCGCCGCCTATCAGTGCAACAATGATTGTAGAAATGTAGTCCATTGGCATTTAGTAGCAAGGACAGATCCCTGCTTCTCCTTTCTTTGGTTTGACAATAAAGAAATTGGACATCGGTGATGGTTAACAGTTACTGGATCACAAGGACCTGCCCTAATCACTACCTACGCCTCCTTTCCCATAAATTAAAAGGCCTCCGACAATCGGAAGCCTTTTATGCTTGTTATTCAGTTTGACAGGTTGGTCATTCGCGAGTGCCGTTCAGATTAACTCTGCTTTAACAACCTATCTCGATTCCATGACTCCATACGGACGCATATTCCTGTGGTCAACCGGAACCGACTCCGAAACAGTTGGCGCACCATCGGCCCACTCGTACTATTATGATGTTACGAATGTTAATAGTGCAAGTACGATCCTTGTGATCGCCACAAGGATGAACAACACCTCGTGCATACGGTATATGAAGCAGAAATACGGTAACAACTGGGGAAACTGGATCGAATTATGATGTCGGAATCACAGGCAACTGCATCCCTCGCCAAACTGACCATGTACCGTTACTGTCAAAGCGAGATGCTATATAACCTGTCTGTGGCATGAAGATATACTGTCCAACTCGCTCGGCACTTGCCGCATTGGAAACAATCAGCAAGCCAAAGTGATTTCCTGCGGCAGAATCGCCAGTTATACTGATAGCTTCGATGTATCGGTTGTAGATAGCCGGAGTCTTTAAGCTGTCGATGTTTGATGCCGTGATGTTTCCACCTGTCTGATCAAACACGTTCACTAATTTGGAATTTAGCGCATCAATAGCGCTGATCAAAGTCTGCGTGGAACCGGCCACGGAATAGGTCTTCGAGGTGATTTTGTTCAGGATCGCATCTGCCAGCGCATTGTAATCAATCTTCTTCGTAGCTTCAGTATCCTCGATTGCCAACACATCAGCAGCTGCCGGCGAGGTTTTAGGTGTAAGGTTAGAGATAATTTTATTTGCCATAAATCATCAATCCTTTCTTATAATAAAGGGGCAGATTTTCATCCACCCCTTTGGTTATTTGATATTCAGTTTCTCTTCGATAGCTTCAAGGCGCTTCTTCAGGTCGTCGATCTCGGCCTGTTGCTTGTCGATAAGGTTCTTCTGCGACTTGATCATCTGGAACATGATTGGAATGAGGACAAATGAATTCCAGGATTCGGCTCGTCCGTCTTCGTGATCAACGGCAATTGGCAGATGTTCATCCATCTGTTCTGCTACGAACATCGGATAATAGATACCGGCCCTTTCATCGCCTTCAGTTAAAAAGCCGTCTTTGTATTTTGCCATCCAGACTTCTATATTGTATGCGTCTTCTATATCCGCATCAGTCACCAAGCGGGATATGTCTTTATATCTTTTCGATGAAACTGTGACAACATTTGCTAGAGAACCATCCGATTCAACAACCAAATACTTGTGGGCCTTTGTTGATGCCCTGTATAGAATATTGTAAAAATAAATATAATCAGTGTAAAATCTTGCAGTGCCTCTAAATTCAGTCTCACAGTTAAATGCGGCGCCTTGCCCCTCAATTCCATCGAATACAATGCTTTGTCCACCAACCTCGCGACTTCTCCATGAGAAATTCCCTTGTACATACATTCCTCTGTTGAATGACGCTCCAGTGTTGTCTATCTGCGTGAGAATGTCTTGTGTGCTAGTATCTCTTATTCTGAAAATGGACTTACCGCTTTCAAGAGACTTTAAAGACATCCCAAGTCGGCTAATCTCCGTTTCGGAAATATTCCATCCGGCTATTGTGCCTTTGATAAGATTGATACCTGCGTTGCCCAACGAGCAAATTAAATTTCCATTAGCATCATACACCTCAAGACTGCCGTCGCCATCGTTTACGCCACCAAGGGTAAGAGTACCGCCATGTGCATAGTCGAAGTTTATATACATATTGTCGCCGGAATAGTAGATGCCCTTCCAATCACCGTTGTTGGTCAGCAGATTGAAGATTTGCTCATGGGTAAGGTTTTCCACGTCAATCAGACATACGATGCTTGCACGATCGAGAACGTTCAGAGACTGATCATACATCGTAAATGCGACGGATCTGACGTTCGCGCTTGAAGGTCTGTAGGTGTAGGACGTGACAGCTGCTTCACTGGATGTCCGGCGAGTGTTCGTTGTGCCATCTGCCATTGTCTCTACCACAGAAAGCTTTCCAGAGTAGTTGACCGCTGTCTTTGATCCTTCTCTGCTCCGGAGATTGACCGTCACACTAGACGGCGTGAAAGCACCGTTCGCACCTATCTTCATGACCGAAGAGGTCATCTCCAAGTAGTACAGCATTGCATTGTCGCCGTCGGCACCGTCTTCAACAAGGATGACAGGATCAGACCACTCAGTGCCGGCAATCGAGTACGTTGCACTTCTGCTGATAGCCGCGGTGGTCATCACATAGCAAGGATTCCCGTCTTTAGCAGGAACAGTTCTGCTCCATCCTGAAGGTAAAGGCGATAAAACACCAGTGGAGAATGTGTAGGTACACGTCGTTGACGTCGGTTTGCCTTGACCCTGGGAAGACCTCTTATACAGATAGATTGTCGCCTGGTTATAACCAGTAAGACCTGTCGCACCAGTAGCGCCCGTAGCGCCTGTGGCACCTGTTTTACCCGTTGCTCCAGTAGCACCAGTGGCACCCGTTTTGCCGGTCGCTCCAGTGGCTCCTGTTTTTCCTGTGGCGCCTGTGGCACCTGTCGCACCAGTGGCGCCATCCTTAACAAGTTGGACAGGCGTTGTCCACTCACTCGGTCCGATGGTGTCTGTATCATTACTGGTTGCCGCCGTAGCCAAGGTGATGTAACACGGGTTAGAACCACTCGGAATCGTCTGAGACCAGTTTCCAAGGTTGCCTGTGACCTTACCTGTCGAGAATGTATAGGTAAGCGTTGCCGACGGTTTCGCCGGTACGCCAGACGCCCTCTGATACAGATAGATCGTAGCTGTATTAACACCAGAAGCACCAGCGGCACCTTCGTCACCTTTGATAGATTTGCTTACGGTGAACCGTCTGTCTATCGTTATACCTTTGTATTCACATCTGATGTCTGCATAAGCATCATTGTTAGTGACGGCAGTGACTTGGTATTTCTTCCGATTACCGTCCCAAACACCAGTAAGACCAGACGTCTGCGAGATCGTGTAGGTGCAGTAGTTCGTGACATTGACGTTGCCGAACCATGCCTGCACTTCTGTATAACATTCAGACAGGCTAGGAATGCTACCATCTGTATCTGCTGTTAAAGACACAGTTTCATTGGTCAGCGTAACCACAAGACCGGCACCATTCTCAACGATCGGAACCGTCTGTGAGTCAATCTGATTTGTAATTCCTCCAGCTGCATAGAGGACACATCTGACGAGCGTATCTGAGATGGCATTCAGCAGAATGTATTCGCCTGCCCTTGTCACCACATATTCACCGGCCCTAGTAACCAGCTTGTCATAAAGCGCAACCGTGCAGGAGGACTCATTCGCACTAGACGTATAGAGCGTTGACCATGTCACGCCGTCCGTACTTGTGCTGACGATAAACCTTCCGGCATAAGCCGTACGTGTGCCAGAACCATCTCTGTAGTATGCTCTGAAAGTGATTTCCTGCGGGGAGACATTGCTGTTCTCCCTTGTAGCCACGTTGACTGAAGGCTCAAGGATATATACTCTTCCAGGGACGCCAGAACCACCAGTGTCACCTTTAGGTCCCGTCGCTCCAGTCTTGCCAGTCGCTCCAGTGAGTCCCTGCTTCTGCTTGGCGATATTAAACCGCTTACTGGCAGTGAAAAGATTGAGGTATGTAGCAGTGACATCCACATATCCTTCATCCACACCGCTGGCAATGGCAGTAACCGTGTATGTATGAGTCTGCGTGTTGTAAGACCCTGTGATGCCAGTCGACGCAGTGCAAGTGATGTTACAGTTACTGGTCACATCTGCATGACCGTAGAAAACAGTAACGATCGTTGAAACATCCGGCAGTGTCGAGTAAGCGCCGGAAGCAGATGTAGGTACGCCCTGGTATTCATTGGACAGGATCACGTTCAAGGCTCTCGCCGCCCGTGCTTCTTCCAGTGCTTGGTTTGCTACGGTATCGTCAGTGTATCTTGTATCCTTCTGCCAGTCAGATGCAAGGAATGATTCAGAATCCGTTCTGGCATTCACACATACCCACAAATCCTTGTTTGCATCCGTCCACAGGTCACCAACATCGTAAGGACCTGTCGTAGGCTGTGAGGTGAAGTGTCGGATTTTCCCATCAGCAGCAGCCTTCGCCTGACCTGCAAGCGCAAGGGCCTGTGTTGCAGCCGTATCAGTAATGACCGACCACTGCCATTGGTTGTTAAGATACACAAACCGATAAGCTATGCCAGTTGTCAGATCTGTGAAGGTATCACCTTCATGTTCCTCTCGGAGTGCTTGCGTATCCCAGTCTACAGCTGGTTTATTCTGCAACGTGGGCGCGTACTCTTCGAACCATGACACGATCTGGCCGTCAATCTGCTTGTGAATGTCATCCAACTCATCCTTCACGTACTGCTTATACAGATTCAGCTGATTGTCGGAATAGTTCTTCGCGCCCTCGACCATACCATTCAGGCTAGTGTTTCCTGACGGACCGCCAATGGTCACGCTGGATCCGGATATGAATACTGACTTAGTATCCATGTCCACAGAAAAAATCGTGTTGCCATTGCCATCCTTTACTGTGATCGCACCAGTGTCGATGTAGTCAGCATCGATTCCTTCCGCATAAAGAAGTCTGGTAATCATTTCGCCCGTTACGGTAAAGCCATACGGATACGTCTGACCGCCATCAGTGGAAATACCGAACGCCTCGGCTGTAAGCTTCCACACGATCATCGATTCCGCAAGTGTGGCTTTGTCATGCATATAGTATATTGTGCTTCCGTCCGGTTGAGCCTCCTCGGTCATGTAAAGGCCACTGCTATTCGACAGCGCCCTGCTAAGGTCACCGATAGCCTGTTCTCTTGCTGTCTTCTCCGTCTGGATCATCTTCCGGAGCCGAACGAACGTCTGCGTTTCCTGGCTGAATACAGCTGCCGAATGACGTGCAGGAGACTCGGCATCGCAGGACAGTGTCTGATATCCATTCGCCGAAAAGGTACTGGAAGTGATGTATGACAGGTAATATGTATTCGCCACATAAGGATCAATGATATAGCACCTGTCGCCAGCTTCTATCGTCGGATCTGACAGGCATGACACATCCATCGGACGGAAGGTCAGACCAATAAGCTTCGAACCGATTCTGCCGGCAACTACTTCTTCAAGGCCCGCAAGCACCAGCGGATTATCGACCACGCCAATGACATAACCTTCACTTCCGCTTAACGCCTGCGTGGTAGCATCCGTATCGGTTGTAATGACCCGTACACCAGTGATCACTACATCATCCAGGGCGATATCATGGCTTGCAAGACCATCAATCCGATGCATGGCATTAAGGATGTTGCCATCAATGATGTCTTGGTCGGTAGCCTGCCCTTTGACAACGATTTGGTCACCGGCTCTTGTAATAATGTTTTCGCCTGCCCGCGTGACAAGGTCATATGTGGTGATGATCATGGATTCGTCGAACCACTTCAGCTGGAGGTAGCCTCTGTAGTCCACCTTGGCATATTTGCAGGCAATCTGAGCGACAGCAGAAACGACCGCGCCACAAGTAAGCGCATCATCGTCAGGACGAATCGCTACAACGAAGTCGTCATTATCAAATGCCGTGGTTCCAAGAGTGATACCGCACTTAGAGCAGATGTCCCGCAGGATAGTCCGCAGTGATGCCGGATACGTTGTGGTTACATCTGAATACGGTCTATTAAGCTTGTAGATGCCATCATAGCACTCAAGGGTAACCAAAGAACTATTCTGACCGTTGGAATCGACAACGTAGTAGATGCCCTTCGTAATCTTCTCGGTGGTGCCATTCGGCAATTCCAGACCAATCTGAAGCGTAATCTTTGCATCATCGAAAACATAATCCGTGAAGTCACCATAAGCATTGTTAAGGACGATGGTCAGCTTACTGGCAATCGTTCCACCCAGTGTGAATTTACTGGTGTCGGAAACGGACTCTTCAACCTTCAAACCGTCTGCCCACAGATGCTCGTTCGTCAGATTCATTTCAGTTCCATCGGAAAGAATCACATTAACAAAAAAGAGATAGGCACGATTGTCGTTAGCTATCTCCGCGCGAAATGCATCAGAAGCACTTAACATACAATCATCACCTACCTCTCAATTATGTTGAAAGCCAAACTTTCGTATAATTTGTTATTCACGTTCCATACCTTAATCGGCATCGTCCTGTCACCACAATAGAACCGCTTAGTGACGTTCGTGCCGGTCTTCGGATAAAAGAAAGTAACATTGAAATACTCCGGTGAAAACGCAGCTAAGATAGCCTGGACTTCAGCCGGTTTCGGATTTGCCCAGGCGAGGTCTATTTTGACCTTCTCAGCTATCTTGTTCTTATGCATCAGGGCATCCTGCGTTCTGCCGGAATCACTCCTAGAAACATCCTGAAGTGATATCGTCATGGAAGACGGGGTCTTAACTCTGACCCCGTCCACCGTAAGCATTGTGTTATTGTTGCCCATTACGCACCTCCATTAAAAAGATGCATCGACGCGGAAGCCGCGCCCTTGCAGTTTATCTCTGCCCCTAAGCGTCTGCTTGTACAGTGTCTCGCTGTCGGTTTTCCAGGTAAATTCGATGACAGGAGCAGTACCGCCGGTCTGGTTTCCGTTGGTTGCCATTGCGACCTCCATCATGCCATCGATAATCGCATTCCGAAGGGAATTGACGATCTCGGTATTGCTATCGATATGGGTCTTATTGCCCTTCGTGTACATCAACTCAGGACGGTTGTTCTCATTCATCCAGAACAGGTCGCCGGCATTCGGAATACCGCCGTTCTGGTACCACTTGACATTGAATCTCGGAATGTCAAACCATCCACCGTCACCATATGTGATACGATCCCAACTCCAGTTGATATGCGGAAGGACAAGGCCCTTGGCATTCATACCACTCTGAAGGGACTGCATCGCCTGTTTACCAACAGCGTAAAGGTCGGACCCGAACGTTTTCGAGATAGTCGCTGAAATATCTTCGAACGACTTACAGATATTGCCAGACGCCTCATTGACCGCTCTTTCGATTTCTGCCATCTGGCTAGTAACCTTAGAAGTAATGTTCTTCCACACCTGTGCGGTTCTGTCATAGATGGACTGGTTCCAAGTGTTCATGTACTTGTAGACAGCTTCCATCTTCTGATTGGTTTCGTATACCATATCGGACTGCGATGTGGACAGGAAACTCTTAGTCTGTGCCCACTCTTGGTCCGTCATCTGAGCGACTTCTTTGAATCTCTTGGTGGAGATATCGGAAATGCTCTTCGTACTGGTATCAACCTGTGCTTGGCTGGAAGTCATGGATCCTGTCACAGCCTGTTTAATAACAGACATCGCATTGTTGACCTGGTCTTTTGCCCTGCCGAATCCATCCTGAACAAAGGTAGATATACTCTGCGAAGTGTTCCGCACAGTGTTTCCAGCAGAGGTGAAGGCTTCGGGGAATTTTTCCTTCATTACCACATAAAGGTTATCGACAGGAATGCCCCACTCTTCCATTTTTCCAGTGAGAATTTTGGTTACTTCTTCAATATTGGCGCCTTCGGGCAGATCCTGTATAGCTTGTTGTAATAGCTTCTCCTGAGCCTCGGCATTTGCTAGTCCTTGCGTGACTTCCCAAGCGCAGCTGGTCATAACATCCTTGAATTCAGTTACGCTGATATTTGTGTCTGAGAAATCGAGGCTATCCTTCACGCCTTGCACGGTTGTGGAGTATCCGTCCATCACGGCATCCAGGAACGACATTTGCTGAGTAGTTGCATTGATCTCGCCAGTAACTCCGGCTACGGCTCTGCCGGCATCGTCAATAGACACGCCTGCCTCTTCAAGGCCGGTACGGAGTGCAGTCGCAAACTCACCAGCGGAAGCACCTGAATCCTCCAGTTCCTCCTTGATGTCAAACAATTTCTGCCATGCATCACCAAGCTGTGGTTTCAGCTTATCAATGACGTAATCCCACATCTTACCGTAATCGGTAATGTATCCGTTTCCACCCTTAGCCTCGTCATTGATTTCGCCAAGCTTCTTGCCAATATCGACAAGGCCAGCGATTGTGGCCGCAATACCAAGAGCGCCACCAATAGCACCATATGCGTTCCCCTTTGGAATACCCTCAAGGATCTTCGATGCCATTGACGATCCTGCCCTCGTCAGCTTCGCACTAACAGAACTACCAGTCAGGAACGTGGAAATTCCATCTGCAAACGGAAGCAGGGTCTTAAATGCCTTGAAAGCAATAATTCCACCAACGACACTTCCTGCGAACGTTGTACCAAGACCTCTCCAGATGCCCATACACGCTTTGCCGATAAAAGCGACAACAGCTTCCATCAATTCCTTCCAGGGGACATCATGTTCAAGGAAGTCTGCGATGTCTCTACCGACCTGTTCCCAATCAGTATCGTTAATCAATTCGATAATTCCATTCAGCACGTTCTTGAACGCGTCCTTAAACTTACTCTTAGCCGCCCTAAGATCCGTGCTGTAGATGAATTTATTGATCGCAGCAGCAAGTTTCCTTGCAAGGTCGACGATGTCGAGGTTTGCAATGGCATCAAACAGTGTTCCAAGGACCGTTCCGAAGGTGAATGCAAGTGTGGCCGCCGCCTCTTCAAGGTCTACTTTCCTGATAAAGGAATTAATGGAGAAGACAAGCTTATTCTTCAGTGCAGACCAATCAATGGTCTCAATGGCTGTTCTGATTGTTGTGAATACGCTGTTAAATGCGTCCGCAAGGTTACCAAGCGCACCAGCCAAATCCACTTCAGAAACAATGCCGTTTACGAAGTTGCCGAAGCTTCTGCCAAGTGCAGGCCAATCAATCTTACGGATATAGAGACCAATCGTGTTGGAAATCGTATTGAACAGGGCGCCTATAGTCGCACCGATTTTGTTGAAATCGATGTTATTCAGCATCGAATTGAAAATGCCTGTGATAGCATCGACCTGATCAGTAATGTTCTTTTTGACGTTGTCCCACTTGACCTTGTCGTAGATCCAATCTACAGCCTTATTAACACCGCTTGCGATGTACTGTCCAAGACCTACCCAGTCGTGTGCTTGAATCAGCGACCACAGTTTCCGTCCGACAGCTGCTATCTTGTCAGCGAACTCGCCCGCTTTGTTAGACATGGAATCGAAAGCCTCGTTCCATACCTTCTCATAGTCGGAAAGTGCATCCATCAGAGCCGCATCGAGTAGGCCCTGTTCTCCTGCTCCAATGCCAGTGCCAACACCGCCAACACCAGAACCAGAACCGGCTGAGGAGGAAGTGTTCGCATCGTTTAAGACATTCAGTTCATCGAATGCAAGGATGGTCTTCTTCAGCTTTTCGGCCTTCTTGGTGGCATTGTCGAGTGCATCGGAAGTACCGTCTACAGAATCGGTCACGCCGTCCATGGAAGCATCGTCTTCCAAATCAGCAAAGCTGTCCGAAAGACCACCAGTGGCATTGCTGGCGATCTTATCAGCGCCAACCAACTTCGCAAGAAACTGGAATAACCGCTGAAGTGCCATTACAACAGCATTGATGTACGGAAGTACCCTAGCCAGTACCGGCAGGAAAATGTTACCGAATGCCCTGGACATCGAGATGACATTCTGCTGAAGCAGTCTCATCTGGTTCGCAGGCGTATTCAGTGTCTTTGCAAGGTCACCCCATGCAATCTTGGACTGCTGGAGGATAGTGATCATTCGCAGTTCAGCTTTGGTAGCCTGATCCATCTTCGAAATGGATGTGGTCATGCCAATGTTCTGTGCTGTCTGGGCCAATGCAGCCTGTGTGATATCGATACCAAGGGACCGAACCGCACGGGACTGACCGGCAAGACCAGACGCCATTTTCTCAAAGGCTGTTTCAAAGTCGATATTCCGCAGGGAGGACCAGTCCGTAGCAAGCATCGTCATCGCTTTAGATGTTGCCAACGAAGCTTCTCCCGCCATACCGATTGAATCTGCCATCTGTGCGTACTGTGCCTGGTACTGCATGACCGTGTCCGCATCCAGACCAAGGTTCTTCTGACCAGTGATCGTGGCATATCCGTTCGAATCGAAGGTCGCTCCGGACATCTTCTCATTCAGTTCAAGCGCTCTCTTCTGGAAGGACTTAGCGTATGCGTCAGCAGAATCATATCCAGCCTCCGCGAATGAATCTGCCGCCTGCGTCCCGATTTTATCGAACGCTGTTTCGAAGTAATGGTAACTTTCAACGAGGTTTGTCGCCCTCTCGAAAGAAGTACTTAGCGCACTCACCGCGCCTCTAACCACTCGGAAGCCCACATACAGCTTCGTCAGACTCTTGGCTAAGCTTCCAGTACTCTTACTGGCCCTGCCCGCATGAGTGACGAAAGAGCGTAGGTGTCTGCTTGCGGTTCCTATGACTCCGCTTTTACCGAAGACCCCACCGAAATTAACGCCACCGCCACCAGAGCGTGTGCTGTTGACGTTTTCCATGGAACGACGCACATTATCCAGCTTGTCAACAAGCGTATCCAGTTGCCTGTTCGCCTGTCCGGAATTCACGCCTATATTAATCTTCAGTTCATCAACCGTCGCCGCCATCTTCATTCACCTCGCTCTCTTCTCCGTTCAAAGACGGATTATTGAAACGAACCTGATTAAACGTCATTGCCCACGCCGCAAACTTATCAGTATCGGACAGTTGTTCAACAGGTTCTTGATTTTCGTTGTCTTGTCCTTCATGGAAATCAATAGGCTTATCTGGGTACTTGTGTTTCTTTCCGAAACAGCCGGCAATAGCCATGGCAACGTATGAGCCATGCATCCAAGCTTCTTCCGACATCCTGCGTTCTCGTTCCTTTCGCTTGCATACATAGAACTCCATGTATCTGTAGAATTTCTTCGGATTTAACGCAAAAAATTCATCTCTTGGGATGTCCAACTTCGCGGCTATCGGCACCCATGCCTTATTTATTAATTCCTTTACGGACGTGTATTTTACTCTTCCTGAGCCTTCCGCACCTTCCGCTTGTGGTCCTGCGGAGTCTTCGGTGCGCGGCTCTGGATTGCGTTGAAAAAACCGGATTCCTCCACAGCCTGCGTAAAGGCGTCAATGATCACGCTAATGTCACCACCGGCAAGCATATGCTTCTGAATCTCTCTGCCGGCAGTCGCATTGTCAACGCCCATCACCCAAGCAGTGAATCCGCGGGCAATACCAAGTGCGTTCTTCTGCATTGTATTCGTGTTGAGGATGTCAATACCTCTGTCCGCAAGGTCGCAGACAGCGTTGAAATCCAGTTCCGGAACGTCGTATTCCCTATCGTTAATAACTAATGTCATAATTTCAACCCTCGCTATTATCCTTTTTGATTAGTTATAAAAAAAAGGGATGACGCAAGTAACGCCATCCCTTCGTCTCATGTCCTATCAGGGTGTGGTCCCTGACGGTGCCACATTAGTAATTGCCGTAGACGGGATACAAGTGATCACCATCTCACGGACCGCATTTACATCGCCGCCGGTGACCCGTACGGTGTGGGTGCCGGACCAATAAAACTTACCGTCCGCACCATCTTCGCCCATATCCAGTTCGTATGCCTTGGTCGTGCCATCAGCTGCAGCAAGCACAGCCTCATAAGCAGTTTTGGTATAGTTTGCGGTGAATTCCATGGCGTCAATGGACTGAACGCCAGTGGTAAAGGTCTGGGAAATGTCCTCCAGGTCCGTGGTCTCCAGGAGTTCCGGAGCGCCACCAAGATCCGGATAAGTCTTGATCTTGCACAGTTTAGTGCCCGCGCACTTTAACACTGTATTAATGGTCGCAATGCCCTGTCCCATTCTATCTCTCCTCTCTCAATCGTTAATCAGTTACAAATTTATCGATGGTGTCATTGGCACCAATGATCCGACGGTATCGCGAGATCATTCGGAAGATCTCTGGCGCATTCACGTTGTCGACCTCCTGCGGTCCCTGGAATCGTTTAAATCCCATGCGGTACATTGCTTCATTAGCTGTGTCCATCAGCTTCTCCGCATCGGTAAGCGAGACCTTTGAAAAGGCCTCGATCTGGATCGTGCAAGTAACAGCGTTCTCCTCAAACTCAAGGTCATCGGCAGTAGCCGCATTGTTGATTACCTTCACACATACAGCGGGCCAAGATGCCCGCATATTGTTGGTTGTCTTAACAACGTTAGTACACTTGTCGCCAAGCTGTGTCTTGACGTTGGTCAGTATTCTGTTACCCCAATTAATCATCCAAACACCTGCCTCGCGATATCGTATATCTTGTTTCTCATTTCCTCTGCCGCGTGATACATCGGCATTGTAGGTTCTTCACCACTCGACGAGTGGATGTTGCCATCGAGATCGTACCAGTACCACTCAAGGTCATACGCATGATTGTACTGCGGACTGTCTGGACTGTACTTTCCAGACGGGAAGAACGTTCCCTGCCCCATACCAAGCTGTTTAGCTGTGTCCGCATTTGGTTTACCGCTTGCATCGGAAGCTTGAGAGCCGGATCCGAATTCTGCCATCAGCAACGGATTGATAAATGCAGTTCTTTCTGAATCAGGTCCCGACTTCCATGACCTTGTGATGTCCTGTGCCATGCCGAAGACAATCATCTTGGCACCGTATTTTCTCGGATTCAGCTGCTTGCCAAACAGGATGTATGGTTCATACTCGCCAGTATTCTGCTTGGCAACCATGATTCCCTCGTCTGAAAGCCTTTCCAGGAAGTCATTGATCTTGTATTTCAGATTCAGCTTATAGTTCGCAAGCTTCATGCGGATATCCAACACGTTTGAAGAGATGTTGACCAAAGCCACATCAATCACCTTCCTGACGTATCTGCCGAAGGGCATAGCGCATATGGTAGTGACCCTTGGCAACGCCCACCACACGATACTTAGCAGTACTCGGATCAGCGTCCTCACCAGGATCGCTGTCCCAGATAAGCGTATGCTCATCGATGCCAAGATTCATCCGCGCGGTCGTAATCGTTTTGTTGTAGTTCAGACTGGCGCCGAAGATGTCATCTTCCTCTCTGCCCCTCGCAGGGGAAAGGTTTGCCCTTATCTTCACTGGATCTCCGTAGCCGGAAGAACTCTCGCCAGTGTAGTCGCCATTCTCGTCCACAGCCGGTGCCGATTCACTGTACAGTGCGTACCACAGCGGTACTGTGTTGATCCTTGCGTCGAGCATTCAGACCACCTCGCATATCGGGACAACGTCATTCAGGATGACGGAATTCTTCCACATCCGCGTGACCGTGTTATCTGTCAGCATCGACAGCCCTTCAGCACCGATCCTGCCGTACTCTTCGGGAATCAGCTTCATGGCCACGTTCGACTTGCGGAGGCTGAAGTATCTATCCACGTCCTTCTGGATCATCTCGGCAGTGTAGGTGGACGGATATGCCCGCCTCGTCTTGTATTCATCAATCAGCGATGCGACGAGCAACCGGATAAAGTCATCACTGAGGTCTTCATCCATTAGCTGGAAATATGTTTTAGTCAGCTCAAAGATTTCCTGTTCCACGTTCATGTCATCACCTCCTAGATCAATACAAAACGTGTTTCATGATGTGACCGCATCTGACGCGTTTGTCGGCCCATATCTGATACCCTTGTCCGCTGGCCTGTGAGCAGAAGTAAAGGTCTTCGCTCAGTACACTGCCATTGTCATAATTTACGTACTTGAACCAAGGGTACGGCAGTTTCTTGAAGACATCCACGTTCACGAACGCAGCCCCAAAACCACCGCCCTTAATCTGGAACCGGTCACCAGATTGCTCGACTTCCTTGCACGTAAACCTGTCAACGTAGTTGTATTGACCCAGTTTGAAGGCTTCCATCTCGCCTGTGGTCGTGCCCTTGCGTGGGTAAATCCCAAGGCAGATATCGGCAGGATACTGTTGGAACCACATCAGTGATTCCGGCGGGAGGATGATGTCGCTGTCCACCATTAAGACCGCATCGTAACCTTCGTCGACCGCCTTGCTGGCAATCTTATTTCTGGCTATCGCACAGTCATAACCCCTGACATAGTCGAATGACACATCGTTGTCCATCGGGAATAGATCGTAGATAGATTTGAATGTTTCAGGCGCTATGTTCTCGAAGGTCGGGACAGCAATCATTATCCTCATGTTAGGCCCTTCTCTTCCTCAGACGCTTCTGCGGTTCCTCCTGCTTCGGCTCTTCCTCAACAGGCGCCGGTTCCACAGGTTTGGCTTCCGTCACCCTGACGTAGCCATTTTTTTCGAAGACGGAGGCTTGCAGTTCACTACTTACCTCCATCACAACTTTGTCTTTTTCAAGACGGATCATCACTCACACCTCCCAGGATCAGGTAGCGGGATCCTTCAGCACGGCGATCGCTTTCTTCTTCTCGTTCAGGATGAAGGCATCGTAACGGATACGACCCTCAACCAGCCAGCCATTGATTCCAGGCGGGTCCTGATGGATCTTGTAGTCCTGCAGCTTAACCGGCGACGGCATGACCAGACGGTTCGTCAGGATGCAGTTGACCTTGGTCGGGAAGTAGGTGGTCGGAGCCTTGATGATGTACACACCATCGACCTCACCGACAACGCCGTTGATTGCGATCTGCTGCGACATATCGCCTTTCTTGATGAAGTTCGGATCAAGTTTCAGAAGGTTGAGGTACTTCGGAGTAACAAGCGCGAACCGGCCGCCCTGCGGAACCTTGGCGTTATCCAGGTCCTCCTGAAGAGCCAGGAATTTTTCATAAGCGTTCGACGCGGAGGCGGCTACAGTGTCATGGACCTGTGCGGCCACAGCGCCACCGGCAAGAGCCGCGATACGGTAGGTGTCCAGTTCAGGGATCACAACCTCGTCGATCTGTCTACGCAGTGCGCGGCCGGCTTCCATGACCATCATGGTGTCATCGTGAGACTTACGGTCGATCGTGAAAGTGAAAGATCGGTCCTGACTCAGGGTCAGTTCCTGAATGTCGTTCTGCAGCTCAGCAGGAGTGCCATAACGGGAAGTGCCGGACAGGGTGTAGTTGTTCATTGCCGCAGTCGGAATGGAGTAGACAGCTACTGTGGCGACTCCAATCCAGTCATAGTCATTGTTCGTAATTCCGGCAGTGATCGGACCAAGCTTGAAGCGCTCGTCGACGATCTGGGAATATTTTTCGGCGTAGTTCATTCCAAGTGCCATTGTTCATCGTCCTTTCTGTTTGTTTTAGTCACCGAAGCCTTTCAGGAAGGGGTCCTTGTCAGCATCGTTGCCGTTTCCGATAATCGGATCCGGACGGTTCTTGAACCACTCTTGTTCCTTGGCTTTGATGATCGTTTCAGTGTGTTGCTTGTGTACCTTGGCAAGCAGATCATAGTCGCCGGCAACCTCTGCTTCAGCGGCCTGTGTGGCGAGGTCTTCGCTCATGCCTTGCAGAGCATACCTGCTCTTCGCCTCGGCCTTTCTCTTGAAGGTCTCAAGGTCCTTGATGTACTGGCGTTGCTGCTCCTCAGCCTTCTGCTTCTCCTCGTTCTGGATTTCCTCAGCAGACTGGCGCTCACGCAGTGCCTTTTTGTACCGTGCCGCCTCGGAAGCGGTGCTATCGACACTGTTCTTCAGCTTGGCGATCTGGGCGTTTGCCTTGGCCAGTTCTGTCATCAGGTCATCAACGGTTGGAGTGTTATCCTTCGGATTCTCCGCAGGATCGGTCTTCTGCTCAGTAGGCTTAACATCGGGTTCCACGATCTTGTTTTCTTCTGCCATTTCTTTGTTTCCTTTCTGCGTTTTTTATCGTGCGTCTCTGCACACTCTTTGGATTTTGCGAATTTAACGTGCTTCTCTTCACGTTTGCGTTTTTTAACGTGCTTCTCTGCACAAGGTGTATATAAAAGGACCTGCATTAACAGGTCCTAGTTACTAAAGTTTATTGGGGAAGGTGAGCCAGCATCGGCAGTTCGCGACTTCCTGCACGGGCGCCGACATATCCCTGGGATACATCATCGGGAAGCCTCCAACGACGAATGCTTCTGTAATCGGCAGGATGATGCCATTCACCTCTTCGTGTGTCGCTCGGACTTGGAGGTCATCCATGGCATTCCACTTCTTGTAAGGTCTGCCGCGGTCGATTGCCTCCTGGAATTCCGCATAGTTGAATGCTGTTGCCGCCTCGTTCTCGGCATTGAGTCTTGCTCGGTCGGAGGTGAAGAAATACGGGGTCTCCTGATTGCGGACCGTTGCGTCCACGAATTCATTCGCGTACCGTTCCGCATATGCCATCAGTGTGGTATCTGCCACAAGGGCAATGCCGACAGCACCTAAGAACAGGTCATTCACACGCTGTTTTGCGATGCGGATGCCGTCATCGTACCCACGCTGAAGCGACAGGTGGATGTAGGCAAGTACGTCGTACAGCCCTTTTTCCATGTACCGTGCAAACTCTTTGCGGTCCGACTTCTGCGACTTCGTGAGGCCGGTCTCATCGAAGAATCTGTCAATGCTCAGGACTTTTGTGTCTCGTCCATCAAGACGGTTGATCTCGTCGAAACTCAGCATCAGGTCTCACCACCTTGCGAGTAATCAGCGCCGGTCTTAACGCCGTCGAGGATGGGGCTGTTGACAGCCTGGTCAGTGTTGTCCGACATGATGCGGTCATTACCTTCGCTTCTGCTTTGCTGTCTCACAAGCATCGACTCTTGGTATTTCTCAACCATCTCACGGCTGTCCTCCCAAGCTTTGGCAACATCCGGAAACAGGTCGACGGTCTCCATGGCGATACGGCCATTGACGCCGTTCTTGATCATCGTCGCCATTGCATTAACCTTGGTCCCCAAATCGAAGGTCTTCTGCCGTGTGAATTTCGGTTCGATATCAGTCAGCTTCAGCTTCCGCAGAGGATGGTCCGCAGGCAACAGTGGAGTATTGCTGACAGCAATCAGTTCCAGTTCGGCAAGTTCCATCTTGCAGGCCTTCGTGATGTTTTCTTGGGCAAGAGCCACGGCTTCGGCAGCTGCCCATCCGGCAGACATCGACATTGCTGATGCGGTAGAACCACCGCCAGGCTCAGACTGAAGCGGAACGTAGCATTTTTGTAGGATCGTGTTGCGCTTCGTGATGATGTTCTCTTGTACGCCTGCGTAATCAAAGTTACTGCCAAGCGCCTGAATCATCGGCCGGTTACCATTCGGTGCTGTCTTTGTCTTCACCCATTGTCCGGAGCGTGGCGTCATCTTCTCACCCGTCTTTGGGTCTTCGGGGAAGTCAGCATCGTTCATCCACCAGATTTCCTGCGTAGCCTGTGCAGTGGCATTGGCGAAGTCGGATACCTCGATGTTCAGGGCGTCCATGTCAGGAATCTGCCGTTCGAATACGCCAAGCCGGTCAAAGGATCTGATGTACTCGACCACCGGCACCCTGCCTAATGGATTCGACATCCCAGACCTTGGCCCTATAGACCACTTGTTTTCAGGAGTGCCATTGACGATCTCATGGCCATCCTTGACCTCGTACCACTTGTCCTTGGTGATGCAGGTGAAGAACCTTGTGCCGTCCTCCAGTTCTCTGTATGTGACCGACATCATCTTGGTCTGACGAATGTCGTTTCGGTAAACAACGAAGGTAAACGCAGGATCCAACGTGAACAGTTCAAAAGGCGAATCGCCATCATGGTAGTCACGTCTGACATCCACCATCTGATAACCAAGGCCGCAAATGTAAATGCTTCTCGCCAGCTGCTGATCCTTGCTGAAGCTGTACTCGGCATCGTTGAACTGATTCAGGATCGCGATGGCGCTGTCATCCGTAGCAGTCACTGTCGATGCTTCAGCGTGGCGGTCATTCTTCTGGACGAAGGTGATGGGATTGCCCCATTCATAACCGACCTTGAACTCAATGATCTGGTTCGCAATGTTATCTGCCACCTTGATGTCGATATCCTCGCGGATGGTCTTCTTTCGCTTCAGTGGCTGGACGCCTTTTTCGTATCTGACCAGGTAATTGATCTGTTCGCGGTTCTGCTCATGTATGGTAATGGCCTGCTGAAGAATGCCGATCAGGTTCGCCTCGGTAATTTCGTCGGCATCTGTGTATATCCGTTTTCTGCCAAGCAGTTCGATGTTTTGTTTTTCGTATGCTCCGTAGGTCAATGCCACCCAAGGTCACCTCCTTTTCTCGGCAATAAAAAAGCGCCGGTAACAGTGATTTGTTCCGACGCCTAGTCTGGCCCTTTTCTTCAGTTTACATGATATTGCGACCCCAATATGACATTCCATGTCACAATCAGCATTTTACAAATAAATTTTTCCGTATTTTCGCTCAAACTCCTGCAAGGCGCTCCCATGTATCCGAATCGTCTGCCTCCAGCTTTTGTTTATCAATGTGGCAGTCGATTCAAAGGTCATGCCATGGATGTACCGGCATTGAAGCACCTCCCGCAGTTTTGCCTTCTTGATGGCGTCAATCTGCGCTGACAGCACCCTCTGAAGCTGGATGTAATTCTCGATCAGGGCATTCAGTTCCCGTTCGCGGTCGACAAGCGCAGCCACACTGCTTGCCATCGGATCAGGATCACCTGAACCTTGGACATTGATGTCTTTGATGCGGACAGCTGATACACGGGTCATCTCATCACGCATCTCGTTTATCTGTTTGTATTTATCGTCGATCAGACCCTTCATCTCCTGGATCTGGTTTAGATACTGCTTAGTCGTCATCTTGCTCCTCAGAATGGGCTTTCGAAAATTTCCGTCTTCGCCCCAAGAAGGTTTGTGGTAAATTGTGCGAACTGAGCGAGACCGTCCGGCACATCATCGTGCGTGTTCTTGCCGGCAACGGTGTAGGATACCAGGAACGACATTGCCACACCGTAATCGGACTTCGGCGTATACATCGCTCGGTCCTTAAACAGGCAGTGCTTCTTCACCCACTCGGCATTGACAATGATCTTGGTCTCTTTGTTCTGGGTGGTGTAGTGCATTGTAATACCGCAGGGCTGAACTCCGCGGATACGGTTCTCGACCTCCGTCGCCACACGGTCACCACCACTGTTGCTCTCAAAATCCACCATCTGCATCCGATTTTCGACAATCAGATTTGCAAGGCGGGTGTACTGGATCTCATAGTCGGACTCGTCAGAGCAAACGCAGTCGGCCATGTAGTAGTCGTCGCCGTACTTGCAAAAGCATGGCATGAACATATAGTCTGTACCCTTCGCCTTGGTATCACAGATACCGATGATGGCATCCGGCTCCCTGTCCGGCATGGCCAGGAATCTCCGCAGGCTGTCCTCCGGATACAGTAGACCCTCACGCTCGATCGGCTCATTCTTGTACAGACATCTGTAGGAGACATCATCCATGGTCTCAGCAATGTCCTCGAAGTATTCCTTGGAAAATCCGACCCCGTACTTGTAATTAAAATTACTCTCGCCGGTCTCAGGGTCCAAGTCAGGAACAGCGATGAACCGCGCCCGCGGATTGCCCTTGTATTTCTCCATAACGTGACCGATGACATCATGTACGGACCATCTTGTGGCTGTGTGCAGTTCCTTGCATCCGTCGATACGACGCTGAAGAAGGTCGACCGAATAGGACTGATACAGCTTATCCAGTCTCGGCTTGCTGACAGCTTCCTCAATGCCTGAGCAAAGGTCGTCGCACAACAGCAGTCTGTTCGCTCTGACACGACCGGCAAGGTTCTGCCCGATGGAAACGCAGGACAGACTCTTGAATGGCTTGTACTTGCCAAAATTCAGCTGCATCTCCTTGGCATTGGTCGAGTATCGTTTGACCTCAGGGAAGATCTCGGCATATTTGTACTCCGGTGAAGATGTCAAAGCATCAACGGCATCATAAAACATCCGGCAGATACCACCAGAGTGAGATGCGAAGATGTTGTAGTCATCGATATGCCTGCCAACTACCCACGGGATGTAGAATTCCTCCAGTGTGGTCTTGCCCGCACCTGGTACGACAGACAACGCACCGACATCCAGCACGTCATCCTCCAAGTCCTGATACAGCTGTATGGCACCTATCTTCACAAGCTGTTCACGCCGTGGAAGGTAGAATCTGTTCTTCGCAGGCCTCTCCCGCTCCATGTAGATCAGGTAGCTGTCGAAATCATACCAGGACAACAGATGCAGTGCCCGCCAGTATAAATCCACGAATCGGATGTCACTACGCAACTCATCACTGGCAATGCCCTTCACGATTTTGCCGGCACGAACGATATCCTCCCGATGTGGTATATCTAAAAAATGTGTATCCTCGGTCTCTTCATCTCGGACCGCGATACACAGGTCAAGTAGGGCAGACAGGTTGGCATATTGTCTCAAATCCCGTTCCAGTATTCGGTTTATCATCTCAACTTTTGTCATGCCCATAATCGCCTTTTTGTTTTTTGGGAAAATTTTTTCGGAAAGGGGACCCCGCGGCCGTAAACAGGGTTATGGAAGTGGAGACGACCGCAGGGAACAGCGCATGATGGATTCGGACCATCGAAATGCGGGCGTCAAAGACCCGTGCCTTACCACTTGGCTAATGCGCTTTGGATCCTGCTTACAAAACCGAAACCTCGGCAGGCATTCTGGAGCGTTGTCATGGCCAGAAGGTTTTTCGACATCCTCGGCATGATGTCTGGGAATCCCCCGCCGGTCCGCTTGAGGGACCTTTAATCAGCGACATTCTCGCTAGCAGGGTTAAAAGGAGGTTCAAACCATGGTCAAAGTCATGATCCTCAGTGCGCTTATGAGCAGCAGCCATGTTATCAAGTCCATAAGCACAGTCACCGACCGACGTTGGGTTGTTGTCAGTCTGACCCGTATGAAAAGCACTCCAAAACATACGTCCAGGATCACAACTAGAAAGCTAAATAAGTTATTCATAACATCTCTCAAATCATCTCATACCCCATGACTCGGTCCATGATGTAGATCGCCAGGTCATGGACGTTCGTGCAGTGTCCGCATTCCGTCAGCGCCGATTCGATGCTCGATAAGAACCCAAAGTATATCTCATCTGCCTGCATCAACCTCGCCCGCAGGATCAGAATCGCCAGCTTCACTGCGATATCGTCTATCTTGTTATCGTTCATGGCTGGAAATTCGACAGCATTATGCTGATTGCTGTGAGTATCATCTGGATTGGCATGAATATCATCATCTCTGTTACCTCTCTTTTTGTTTTTTAGAGAATTTTTGAGTGGTAATATATATATTGTCTATGTGTGAGTAGTAATTATATATATTATTTATATATATTCCCTCTTTTGCTTTTGAGAATATTTAAGGGGAGTATGTATTGTATATTACTATTAAACCCCTTTTTACTACTTCGGATATCTGAGGGGGTAATTTTATAGGCGAACGATAGTTATATAACCCCCGTACACTATAGCTAGTAAGACTATATAAATATAAATAATAACTAAACAATCAATAAACGAAATAAATATAATTTTCTTTTAAAAATTGTTAATAGACAACGGATGATAGTACACAATCTACCTCACTATGCTATCAACGACTATGCAATCGCCTGGATGAATAGCTATATATAGTTCTACTCTTTGCCGACTAGCGCCCAAGGAAATACACGCCAGTATGTTATACGATATCGACGAACAAAACAGGCTGGAAAGACGCAAGTTAGTGCCATTCAACAGATCTATACAAAAAACCGTAATTTTTCAAATAGATCTCTAAAAATTCGTTGTGATAATACACAAATACAAGCCATTATATATATAAATATTGCATAAATTCGTTAATTGTACGCCATACACGAACACGCAAAAGTTTATTTTAACTCTTTGTAATCGGTGTCAATCGGTATATCTTCCTCTAACATTTTCTGTATTTCTTCTGGCGTTTTTTCGGGCTTCAGATCGTTGACCGGCGACACGTCGACGCGCTGGACATCCTCAAATCCATCATGATTCTTTTGCCAGAATATGAGAACCGGCGGCGACAGTTTGCCTTGACTTCCTAGCAGTTCCCTATATTCAGCCATTACGGCTTTTGCTTTTTTTAATGTGTCGATGAACTCACAATTTGGCGCTTTTCTTCTTCCCGTTAAATACTCATTTACTTCCTGTCTTGTAAGACCTAAAGCATTATATAAACCCATATTGCCAGGTCTTAAATTATGGCTATAACATCTATCGAAATAGTCTTGTATAGCATTATTTATTTCAACCGGATTTTTTAGATCTGGTTTATTAGCTTTAAAGGATTCTTTTATAAGCGATATATAGTTTTTATTTTCTTCTTCAGAGATATTTACATTATCGCCAGATATTAAACTGTATTCTTTTATATTTGGGTTACCTCTAGGCATAATATATAAATCCTCTTCAGATCGCTATATTATATATAATATATATAGGGCCGTCGGCGCGGTTCCGATCGGCCAGCATTCCAGGAAAACAAAAAAGACCGGCGCCCGCTGAAAAGCTGCGTTCCGGTCCTTTACGGAAAAGCCATATATTTATATATAATATACTGGTTTCTAGTTCCTTGTTATTTATTACAAGGATATTAACACAAATACTATTATTTTGTAAAGGGCAAAACAAAAGGGGCCGCGATCGCAAGCCCCTGGAATGTTAGTCTTTATATTTTTTTATTATGTCGTCGATTTCAACAGTATCGGAAAAACCTTTTTCATAGTCTGGAAATCTATTATCTTCCGGATCAGGATCAGCCAGCGCGATATAAAAGGCGTCGCGGTCTCTTTTGTCGTGATCGCTCAACGCTTCCCACGTTGCCAGCGCTTCCTTTTCGGCCTCTTCTTTTGTTTCTGCGTGTAAAAGTGTCTCATAAATTGCAGCCCTTTTGGTTGTTATGTCGTCAATAATATACCATTTTTTCATGCTTTTTTTACCTCTTTTCTATGCTTATTTTTTAATATTTTTCGGTCAATAACTCAACAATAAAACCGTTATTCCTCAACTTTTCCGCGCCCTTTTTCGTTAAAAGTCTGACGTCAAAAACCGGGCAATCTGGATCTGTTACAATGTATTTTTTCATTTTTTCGGCCCTCTTTGCAGATTCTATATAATTCACTTTTAAAAGCTTCTTTCATTGATCGTTCAACCGTTTCCAGTCTTTTATATGAGAACCTTTCGAAGTTTATCATTGTATCATTTTCATTTACTATATAGGCTATAAACGTCTGTCTTTTCATGTTTTTATTCTCCTTTTACTCACATACAAAAATCAGCTTGCCAGCCAGTAACAATATAATATTTTCCGTCGGATCTCCTGAAGCATACGCCGGCGCCGTCCTCCCAGGTGGACCAGATCAGCCAGCCCGCGGAGCCTTCTTTTTTGCCGGTTTTATAATCAAGCCAATAATAACTTGCATTAACTCCGGCCCGCTCCTGCTCCTTCGCGTTCCTTATTGCTTCATCTTCTGTTATAACTTTGTTGCCTTCTTTTGTATGAAGAACCCAGCTTTTTATCATGTTTTTCTCCTTTTGCCGGCCTTTTCCCGGACCGGCGCGGGGTGTTTTTTATGCGGGCTCGTTTTCGTCCTCGATCTCGTCAAACGCGCCCTGCTGGTCGAGATCTTCGCACACTTCATAGATTGCAGAACCAAGAACGAAACACCTGGCCGTTACGTCGAACCACTCCCAGTCCTCAGAAATAAAATGCTTTGCGATTTCTTCCGCGCTAGTACAAAACTCCTGCAGCGCCTCCGCGACAGTGTCCATATCTTCAAGCACGTACTGCTTCGCTTCTTCGCGGTTGAATGTGTAGCTTCCGGACGCGTTGCCGGTCACATCGTCGGCGGTCCATAACTCATCATTTAAGAATTCTTCGAACCCGTCGCGATCTCCGCGGTAGTCCTCGATGTTAAAATAATAATCGCCGTTGTCATTGATCCAGTTTTCAATATCCTTTTTTACCTGCTCAAAATATTTCATTTTTTTTCTCCTTTTCTTTAAAATCTTCTTTTCTGTTTTTCCTGGCGGCTATCTGGCTTTCAACGTCCGGACCGGCGGCCCGCGCGCCTACTGGCTTTTGTTGCCCCCTCTTGTTTGTTTCTAATGTAATTATAAGCTATTTTTAGATACTTTGCAAGCTATTTTTAGATATATAAACGTACAAAAACGAGCTTGTTATATATCTATTTTTGGATATTTTGCACAATAAAAAATAATCTTTTTTTAGATTGACAAATATCTGTTATTAGATTATTATTGTAATGGTACCTTGTAATAAAATGAGATTTTATAAAAAAGAGGTGTAAACAATGTTTGTTTATAAGATTGACGTTTTAAAGAAGTTAAAAGAAAAGGGCTATAATACTACAATATTAAAAAGTAAATACCAGATCGGCGACAGCCAGCTTACAAAGTTCCGGCGCGGTGAGATGGTAGGAATTAACGTACTAGAAAAAATTTGTGGTCTGCTGGAAATGCAGCCGGGTAGTATTATAAAATACGTTCCGGATCCGGACGGCGAGACAGATCCGGCGCCAGATCGCCAGGACGAAAAAAACAACGAATAGACCGACGGCGGGCCGGTCCTTTTGTCGCGCCCTGGTATTGGACCGGCGGGGCTATGATCACCGGCGCCAGCTGCAGCAGCCCCCAGTGGACCGGATCCAGGGCGGGCAGTGCGACTTTTGGGGGGCCAGATCGCCGGTTCCTGGCTGAGAAGATCCCGCGCGTTATAGGGGCAGTTTGTGAACCCCCATGTGCGCGCGTAAGGACCAGCTGTCTGTCTCCATGCCTTTTTGGTGAACACAGCCCCAGGATCATCGCGCAGATTCAGATCGTGGCGTGACCTCTCGCGCATGAGGATGTCGTGACCTCTCGCGCACATACGGGACCAAATCTGCCGGTTTCGCGATCGTCTGTGCCGTCCGTGGAGTCTCCGACCGCTCAGGATCAATTCTGTGCCAGAATCCTTGAACAGGCTCTGGAAGAAAACTGCATAACTCCATTTAGGCGAATATTTCCCCACCTCGATGGGTTATATCGAAAATCTACGTGTACGTCTTTATCTACGGGGAAAGTCCTGCACGTTACTAGGAAATAGCCTCTCGCCTGACGGGGACAGTGAACCCTCGCGCACGGCTGTGATCATATTCGTGATGTCACGATAATGATGGTGATCGCCAACGATGTCACAATGCCGGCGAATGCTTTCGGGCACATACCCCTCGTTTAAATTTCGGACCGCACCTGCGAGGGTGGTAGGGTTTTTGGGTCGAGTACCCCTCGTTTGATTTTTGGATCATGTCCGCGAGGGTGGTACCCTTGACAGCCCCTCGTTTGAAAATCGCACCATCCGCACAAGGGTGGCGCCCAACAAAAAAGGACCTATCCACGAAGGACGGGTCCTTTAAATTTTGTGCTTATGCGTAAAGGGTGTCAGGGTTCTGTTGTTGTCTCCTCCTCGATTGGCACGAACAGGTCAATCTGCTTGGCTCCGGTGACAATCTTGTCTGCGTTTTTGATCACCACGTTATAGCTTTCCTGCACGGCTCCGTACAGACGCTCTACGACCTCTGCGGTATCTCCGTCATCCAGCATCTTCACAACAATCTTGCCTTTCAATTCCATTTTCATAATACATCAGTCCTTTCTTTTTTGGTGATATGTGTAAAGGGTAGTACCCTTAGTTACTTAGTAGTGCTGCCGATGCCACCCGTCCTTTTTTCGACGGCATGGTCATCAAGGGTGATGCCATACGGAACGAATACGCCCTGCATATAAGCTGTTCCGGCAGGGATGTCGATGGTCTTGCCCTCACGGCTGTCGTTGGTGAATTTTGCCTGGATATGCCCCTCGTTTTCTGCGTAACTGTAATCCAATTTTGTTATCCCACCGGCTTTTTATCCGATGGTTCTGGAAGTTTCCTTCATACTCCTCTCGGAGATACGTCCGTCAGTTCGGACCAGTTCAGCATATATTTTCACCCATTACGGATGTCCCGTACTCGTGGGGGAATTATTGCTCTCAATAACGCTCATCCCCTATGCGTTACATTCCCCTGTGATGCAGTGGGAACTCGGTATTACCATGCCATACGGTTTAGGCTTCACCGATTTTACGGGATTTAAAGACGCCGATTCAATGATATTGTCTTTTTGTTGTGTGCATTGATGTATGTTCCGATCGTGTCATTATCACAAGATTGTCAACGGAATTATTCAGCTTGTTTTTATCAATATGGTGTACTACAAGTTCGGGCCTAAGATACCGCTTTCCGTTTATCTCTATTGAGTTCTCGTCATTCAGGAGATACTTCTCAGCAACAAGTCTGTGTTCAAAGACAAAATCATCTCCATTTTTGAATGGATGGTCCAGGCATCTGATCAATCTGTAACCATATACGGAAATCTTTTCATCAGACTTCCACGAGCTATTCATAGACCCTTTCAATCCATACTGATGATTACCAGCGCCCGCGTATGTGATCTTTTTTAGCTTGCTCGAACATTCGCGAGAACAGCACAGATGCTTTGTCTTCTTTTTGTGATAAGGCTTCACGTTGAATCTCTTACCGCATATTTCGCAGAAAACGTGGTTTGGATTGTGTTCTTTCACAAATTTTCCAGAACACTCCCTACTGCAAAATACGTGCGCTCGCTCTCTGAGTCTCCAATTCTGACACATAAAATCTTTGCCACAATATGCACATTTAGTAAGTATCAATCAAATCACCTCAGCGTCGATGATGCCTAAAGTATTGTCCAGCTGCATCCGATACTTAAATCCAAGGCCGGACCTCGGTGCGAGAAGCAGGACATAACCGTCGTCCATAAAGCATCTGATGCCGGTCGGGAACCGCTTTGTTTTTCCAGGCTCGATCGTGATGTGGTTCGGCGTGAAGAAGTCATACCCTGCACTTCCAGCTGTCGCTCTCTCCGGAAGACGGATGGCGTCATACATCTTACGGGCACCGGCGATGATTTTCTCGTCCTTCGGGTCAGTGCCGTAGCAAGCACACAGGTCTTTCAAATACTGGTCAAATGATACCTTTTCGAATTTAGCTATTCTCTTCATAGCCCCTCCTTTTATTTTTCAAAAAACTCACAAATGGTGGTGGTATTCCTGTCGCAATCCTTCTTAAAGGTGCATGATTCGCAATCTACGGTCTGCGTATAGTCCTTAACGACATTGAGACCAAGCCTGGCCATCTCAGGCGTGATGTCGCACACCTTTTCCTCCTTCACCACTGTCGTGGCATCTGTGATCTCGTCCAGCTGACTTGCATTGGCAAGAGCCAGGATGATAATGCCGACCACTGCTCCAACAAAGATACCAACAATAAATCCAACCATCTGACTAGTCATCTCCTTCCTCCGCTCCTTTGTTTTTCGGACTTGTCCAAAACTGGCAGGCGTGGTCCGTGTCCTCCACGAAGATTCCTTTGCGGTCACACAGGCCATCGTCGTTCCACTTGCAGCTTCCGCACTCACGTTTCTCCACAGCACTCGCCTCCCATATCGCTGAGACTCTTCTGATATTCCTTCGGCATCGGTGTCCAATGTCCTTCATGCTTCTCGTAGATAATCTGATTGTCAGATCCGCACCACAATCTCTGAGTATTCCGCTGGCTCTCGATGTATTCACCATCCACAATGACATCGATGAAGTCGAGGATGGGATGATATGAGATGTCACGGAACTGATAGCCAGTGTACATCCATATAGTCTTGGTCTGTCCGTACCGCTTGCGGAACTCCTTGACCAGTGCAAGCACCTCCGCTCTGTTATCGGGGAACATCGGGTCTCCACCGCTCAAGGTTAAGCCGCTACAGTAGTCCGCATCGAGGTATGACCACAGTTCCTGCTTTGCGGAATCATCAAATGGCAGACCATCATTCGGATTCCACGTCACAGGATTCTGACAGCCCTTGCAGTGATGATTGCATCCGCTGACCCACAGGACGGTGCGGAGTCCGTCACCGTTGAGCATCGAATCCTTCTCGATGTTATGATAGTTCATCCTCATCATCTCCCTTCATTCCGACTTCAACCAGTCTTGTCTGACTTGGGTAGACATTGATTGTGCAGTTCCTGCAATTTCTGATTGTCACCTGCGAAGGGAGATCACCAAGCGCATCGGACAGTTCCTCGATTCCTTCCTTGGTCTCCTCCAAGCCTTCCGAAACGAATTTTAGCTTACAGATATGTTCTTGAATGTTGCTCACGTCATCACCTCCCTACTTGCCATCGTCCTCTACCTCCATACAACGTTTGAGGCAGTCGCAAGCTACCATGTGAGCCTCACGTTTCTTATCAAGCACATACTCTACAGAATTAGTCATCGCAAATATCTTGGTTATTTCCTCGACTCTCATATCGGGATGCAGAAGTCTGTATGCCTGTTCAAGCGTCATCGTGGTCACCTCCCTCGCACATCTCAATGTACCATCCAAGATACTTCTGCGCCTTCTTGGCATCCTCGACTCCGTTCTTGCGGTTGAGCCGCCACACGTACTTGAAAGCATTACAGAGGCATAACGCTTTGACCGCTTCCGTGCCGAATACCTCGGTCATAACTTTGATGCACTCATACTTGCCTACGCAGTAGTGCGAAGGGTTGTTGACGTTGTCACTCATGGTGTTCACCTCCTCAATAGAATTTTGCTTTTTCCAAATCAGCAGAAGAGAACCACACCCCGTCTCTTCCGATATTTCCGTGAACGCAAATAAAGTCTACATAGTTTTCGGCTAGCCAATCACAAAAATCTTCGTAATCTGAAGCTGATACAAAGATAATGTCCTCACCGTCATCCTCTTCGGTATGCGAGTAGGAAAAGGTACGCTCATCGGAATTACACCAATCTCTCACCGCTTTGATGTCATCTTCGTACATTTAGGCTTCACCGTCCTTCCGCATCTTCGCCCCGCAGTTCTCACAATAATTGCTACTCGGTTTACTTGTCCAATACCCTTTTGCATATCCACATTCAGAGCATGACCACCACTTCTCGGTTCTATACACTGAGCCGTCATCGGTTTCGTCAACCAAACGCTTGCGCTCTTCAAATATCCACCGTCCTGTCTTCTGCTGTGGCTGTGCGGATGGCAAATTCCTAATTGCCCCAATGCTCCGTACATTGTACTCATCAACGTGGCAGAGCGCATCAATAGCCGCCTGTCTGCTGATTAAATCATCCATCGCTTCTCCTTTCTGTCTCAT